GATCGTTTGGAAAAACATTTTCATACTGTATTTGAGGCATTTCAGCTTGCGCCGTTTGTGTCGCTGCCGGTTCACCAATTTGCACAGGCGCACTTGGCTCTGGTGCAGATGCTTCAGGTTGTGTTTCCTGCATCGCTACAGTTTGATCTTGTCCCATTTTTAAATCTTTTTGTTCAGTGAATGTTCTGCCTGCGTATGTTCTTTCTACACCTTCATTTAAACCTGTAAAATAAGAGGTAATGTTTTCTTTTTGTTCCATTGGAGTTTTTTCAAGAGCTGTTTCAACAGGCATAAAAGTATCTTTAAACTTAGAATTATAGTCTTCAGGTTTAATATCATCTGTGTTTGGAACTAACATTCTACCACTAGTTAAATACTCCACTAACTGTTCTTCAGTAACATCTGGCGCATAATCACCATTAAATGCTGCTGGATCATCTTCTCTAATTTGATTGATTAATCTAATTAAAGCTTGTCGTCTTTTTGGAGTAGGTACTATACCAAGCTTACCGCCAAAAAATTTATCTAGTTGTGCAGCCTTCGCCACTCTCTCTTCAGGTGACGCTAAATCCAACAATGTTTTCGTAAATTTAGGACTCATAATAGCTCGTCCAAACCCCCAAAAAAGTGCAAGTAAGGTTAAAGTGGTTCCACCACCCATGGTTGCAAATCCACCAGCTAATGCACCACCACCAGCTATTGAACCTAAACCTCCAAGTTGTAACCTTCTTGATAAGAATGTGCTCACATCACCATATGAAATTTCACTTTTGGTTCTTAATAACATCATGAGTTTGTTAAAGTCATCATATTGTTTTGCGCCTTGTTTACCACCACCAAAAATTTCAATCCATCTTTCTTTTGCACCAGCTTGGTTAAAACCTAAAGCCTCTTCAAAATTAGCATAATTAAATATTCCATTCTTGTGCGCACTTGCATCTTTAATCATTAAATTTTCTGCTGCTTCTCCACCAGCTTCTGCAAAAGTTTGACCTGGTGCTTTTTTAGCAAGTTCTTTTCTCATACCCTTACCAAATGCCTCTCCTCCAACGAAATTTGGTAAATGTTTATCAATATAATCGTCATCATAAACTTTGTTTATCATCTTATTACGATTTGCCTCAGTGATTTGTTTGATACCAACAGTATTCTTTAAAGTGCTAAAAGTCTCTCTGTTGATTTTTTCAAATGAACTTAAAAATGCGTCTGTAACACTGCGGCCAACCATTCTGTCCCACAGCGTATCTGCTCCAATATTTTGTTTTTCAGCAGCGACTTTTAAATCTTGAGGATTAAATACAACGCCATCTTCTCTAGTGAAAGATTTTTTTAGATCCAAAGGTTTTGCGCCACGAGTTGTCTGCTGTACGGCTATTTTTCCTGCAGCTCTTTGTAAAGTAATATCACCTGACACTTTTTTTGATTGACCAAATATTAATTTGGTTTCGGCAACATCCTCTGCAGCTCCATTTCTAACTGTCATATTCATGATACGGTTATGCATTTTACTTAAAGCTTCTTTTTGTCCCCCTTGAAAACCTTGTAAAGAAGCCACCGTCAACAAATTTTCATCATATAATCTTAAACCTTCTTTTATGGCAGTTTGACCTTCAACCGCACCAGTTACATCAGCAAAATATTTATTTGCATAATTTAAATGTTCACCCCAATTTGCTAGATCCTCTGATGTTTTTGTTAAATAAGCTTGTGCTGCTTCAGCTCCTTCACTGCTTAAAATAGAGTCATATTCTTTTTTGATAGCTTGATTGGTTTCAAGAAACTCTTTACTGTAATTTCTGCCACCAACAAGACCTAAATCGACCTCCATAGCACCCCTAAGTAAGCTATAATACTGTATGTTTCTGTCATTCGGGTTTTTTAATGTCGCTTCAAGTATAGTTTCATTTAGATTTTCGATAGTGCCTAAAAATTGTTTTGGCGTTAAATAACCATCGTTTGCATAACCTCCAATATTTTTAAGCTCATCTATTTTTGCGATGATATCGCTCTGTATGTTAGATATATTTGGAGCACGCATATCATCTCTTTTGTTAATAATATTTTCTGCTACCTCTTTTAAATTTGTTGTTGGAATAATTGCAGGATTACCAATTAAATCAGCTCTATTCATTAGTTGTTCATAGTTTGCGTGTATAGTGTTTCTAAACAATCGATGATTTTGTAAGATGGTTGAATACATCTCTTTACTTAAAATATGCTGATGATAAATAGGACCAAAATTCTTAGTTAAATGTTTTAACATTTGTTGTGTCATGCCGGTTTGTTGTTTTTCTCTTTGTTTCAAAAGAGACGAACTTATGATTGGCACTTGTCCTAAAGTGGTGGGAAAACCACTCACAAGTTTTCTAAAAACACCTGGTCCACTTATGGAAGCCAGTTCAACAGCATTTAATTCAATACCTTGTTCAACACCAGTTTTTGCGGCTTGATAAGCCTCTTTGCCATTTATACCAAAAAGTGGTTTACCAATGGTTTTTAAAGATTTCGCTAAAATAGGCATGATTGCAGTTCCTGCTACATTGTAAAAAGCAGCATTAGCCATTTCAGATAACACAGCGGTAGTTCCTCTTTCCATTGGACTCATTTGATCTATGTCTCTTTTTGATAATTGACTTAAATCAAAAAATGCGCTTTTAGTCAAACCATCTTTATATTGTTCATATTCAAAAGCAGCTGCTCCTGCACCCGCCCCAAGTGTGCCTCCTCCAATAGATTTAAGTTCAGTTTTACCAGCTTGACTAAAAACAAATTTTCTCGCTCCATCCGCATTTCTTGAAAAGAAGTCAGCTGTATTTTTAAATAAACTTCTAACTCCTTTTAATTTTCTACCCACTACTCTTTCTGTTATACCACCAATAAGTTTTCCAAACTTTGATTGAGATACTCTATAGTTTTCAGTATCTTTAAAATTTTCCGCAGCCTTAATTAACTTTTTACGATCCGTAACATAAGGCACTGTAGAGCCTATTAAATCACCTGTAATGACATAACCAAAATTAGTTTTACCACCTGGGTTACGTTGTTCCTCTGCATCAGAGATAAGTTTTTCTTTTGCGTCATCACGCTCTTGAGCTATACCGAGAACGCTATCGTAACCTTTAAGTTTGCCGGATTGAAAATATGAATCTAATACTCTAACTTGTTGTTCATTTAAAGTATTAGGATTGAGTTTCTTCTCATCCAAAAGTTGTTGTATTCTTGCTAATTCTTGTTGTTCACTCATTAGCCCAATCCTCCGATTGATTTAAGTGTATCTAATTTAAAACCTTCATCTTGTAAGAATTTATCACTCTCTAACTGTTTCAATTTCTCTTGATATCTAATGATTGATCTAGCTCTTGGGTATCTTGCTATAAATTTTGAAACTTGATCACCGGTACCATTTTCTAATAAAATATCCATTGCTTCATTGAATTTTACATTAAGATCTAATCCAAGATCTTCATACTTTCTTTTTATAAGATCTGGATCTTCAAAGACTTTCGAAATTTGAGTTATTTCTGCAGCGCTGTCAATATCTTTTTGTGTTAATCTATCTTCAGCTTTGTTTGCATTAGCAATAATATATTTCATTTTTACTTGAATAATATTGTATTTTGCCAAAGCAGCTTTCACTGCATTTATTTGCTCTTTGTTTTGTATTTTCTGATCACCACTATAAAGCGATCTATAGAGTCTACTGAATACAGCTGGTAAAACATCGCCTTTTCTGGCAACTTCCATCTCTTTGTTGTACTTTTCTCTAATCGCAGCTCTTTCTTCAGGGTCGGCCTCTTTTGCAATTAATTCTTCAATATTAGCTCCATAATAAAAATCACTTCCCATTAAATTTTGAAGGTTTTCTGCATAAGATCCACCTTGTTTAGGAGCAGCGGGACTTAAGTCTAAGCCCATTATATTTCTTATGGCTAATTCAAGACCAACACCTTTACTTATACCCTGTGCTATTGCAACTTTATTACCTGGTTCAAGGTTTTTTGCTAATTGAACAAAGTCCTGTGTTAACTTAATTCCAGCGTAAGCATAATCAATTTTTGTTTGTGCTTTACTTCTTGCCTTTGAATCAATTTTAAATTCTGAATAAGCCATGTCGGTGCCAAACAAAGAAGTAAATGGAACATACTTTCCTTTATGCTCTATAAATAAAATACCGCTATCTTTTTGTCTTTTACCCACAAAGTTTTGCACTCCTCGGTAAAAATTAGGATTTCTAATTTGAATATTTAAAGTTTCATTAAGTAAACCTAGATTAACACCAGTTTCTGTTTCTTGTTTATTTAATAACGATTTGTAATACAGCTCATCTATGGTAAATTCTGCATCATATTGTTTTTGATACGCATCTAAAGTGGCTCTATTTTTGTCTTGTAAATTTGAAATTTGTGCATTTATGATTTCTTTATCTTGTGTAAGTAGGTAACGGTCCATATCTTTCTCGTATTCCATGAACTTTAAGGCTAAACCTTCATTTAAAGCTTTTTCACTTTCAAGAACTTCTGTCGCTGCATCTACAGCGGTGCCACCTGCTCTGCCTAATATATCTAAAAATCCAGCAGTTCCAGACTCATAACTTTTACCTGACATTAAATCTAAACCTAGTTTCAACATTATGTAATTCATTTGTTTTTCATTACCGTCATAACCTGACATTTCTCTGAACTCATTTTTAAATTCTTCAAATGTTTTTACTTGTGTTTCATCTAGCCTTGCTTTTAACTGTGAAATTTTATCTTCAGTAGCGGCATAATTTTTATCAATTGTTTCTTTAATAGCATGAAAATTACTTGGAGGTATTTTTTTCATACTATCTCTTAAAGCTGCTGTAGTAATGGTGTTACTATTTAAAAGGTTGTTAAGATTGTTTTGAACTGCATTACGGTCATTATCTGTTGCTTTTTCTATATTAGTAATAGAAACATCATTATCATCAATCAAACTTAAATCAGTGGATCTAGAATCAGTGCCGACTGGGCCTGCATCACCTGGCATACCACCTTTGAATTTTGTCATGTCAACATTGCCAATATTACCTTCAGGAATTAAATCTTGATTGACCTGATTATCATCTAATTGCTCATCTAGCTTTTTATCGTCTGTTATATCTTTTGCGTTATTAGCTAATGTGTCATCTTGTACTGTGTCTGTTGTTTTCTTTTGACTTAAATCTTGTTTTATCTTATTGTCGCGTAACTCAGGATCTGGGTCTGTGGTCATCGCTAAAGCTTGTCCTCCAACTAAAGTACCACCTACACCAAGTATTTTCTTACCAACATTTTTACCTGGTTTTGTTACTTTGGCTACCATATCACCTGATTTATCAAGTAACACAGGAATTCCTGATTTTGTGCCCGCGCCTGGTAAAAGTTTTGATTTACTTCCTGTTTTTAAAACAGAAGGTAAAAGCAAAGTTTCCATCGCCAACATTGCAGTGTCTGCAATAGCACCGCCGTATTCACCTTTTTGTATTTGTTCTGGTATAGATGTAATTCTATCAGGCGCATCTCGAGCTATTATCCCTAAACCTAGAACATTAGCTGTAGGAGAGTCAATGACATTTCCTACTCTGCCTCCAAATTTACTCTTTGTTAATTTGTTATAAACACTTCCAGCAAATGGGGCAAATTTACCTAGTATACCCATACCTAATTTAGCTTGACCTATACCTGGAATAAAATTAGAAGCAGTGCCTATACCTTTTTTAAAAGCTGCTTGTCCTTCTGGATTTTTAATACCAGCTTGTCTTTCAGCATCTAGTGTCTGTTGTATGGTAGATCGTCCATATCTTCCAAAATCAAGCGCCATTACGCACCTCCTACACCAGTGCCACCAAGTATATTGTATGCTCTAGAGGCGGTTAAACCTAAACCTGCAGCTTGTGCTAATGGATTGGTTCCTGGGGCCGTGGTTTGTGTAACCTGACTCGCCGCTGTTGGTAATGCAGTCATAATGCCTTTTTGGAACTCTGCTCGTTGATATGGCTCATACGCCCTTGCTATATCAGTTTGACGCTGTGCTTGTAACGCTTGTTGTGCTAAATTCCTTTGTGACTGACCCACTGCCATTTGTGTTTGTAAGTCTTGAGCCTGCATTGCCTGTTGTTGTGCACCAAAAGAGCCTAATTGTGCTGCTACATTCATATCGGTTTGTATGCCTAACCCTTGTTGTTGCTGTGCCGCTTGTAACGCTCGTTGATAGTTATCAGCTTGTGCTTGACCTACAGCTCGTTGAGTTGCGCCCATAAGTTCTGCTTGTTGCACACCTTCTCGGCCACCACCAAAAGCACCTGATCTTACAGCATCAGCACTTATACGATCGGCTTGCATTTTAGATTGTCTGTTGATTTCATCTATAACAAATTGATTGTAAGGGTTTAAAAAAGACTGTACGTCTGGTAAAGCTTGAGCTCTTTGTTGTGCAGATAAGGCAGATGCTATACCTTGCTCAACTGCCGTTGTACCTGTTCCTGTCATGCCTGCAGTTTGAAAAGCTTGTTGTTCAAGAGCCGAGGGTCCTGCAACTTGAAACTCTGGTATTTCAATTGGTTTACTAGTTAAATCAGCCACTGTGTCATATAGTGCTAGTTTACGCGCCTCTATTTCAGGTGCTTCACGGGTAAAAGTTGTTTGTGTTTCTGCTGGAGAAGATCCTCCACCACCACCACCAAAATACTGAGTTAATCCTGTTTCATCGTTGACTGTGCCACAACCACCATGTTGAATCAAAAGTTGACGCTCAAAGTCATTAATGTGAGCTAAATGGATATCACCATTTTTACCTTTTTCAGCAAGGTCCTGATAAAGCTTCTTAAATAACTTTACCTTTTCTAGTGTACTTAACTTATCAATATTTATACTCATAATTCTTTCTCTATTTGCACATGTGTTTTTTTGTAACCTTTTGGTTTCATCACTTTCTCCCAACCTGGTCTAGCAAACAATTCCATTTTTTTACAACCCTGATCCTTAGCCCATGCTTCTAAATCCTCTACATGATGTACCCAATCTTTCATTCTACGGCCTGTTACAATTCTTGCATCACAGACTTTGTAGTTTGGGTAGCTTCTAATCTCAGTCACAACGGTTGCTAATACTGTATCGGATTCTGACACAACCAACCAAAGTTGCATGGCTCCTTGTTTACAGAACTCTTTAATATCATTTGCATCAAAAGCTCCGTTGGTATCACAAGCCAGTTGGACTAAGTCTTTTGCTAAGGGCCATATTTTATCTACTTCAAACTTTGTAAACTTAATAAATTTAGTTTCCATTTACTAGATCAAATACTCGTTTAAATTGATCCTGTTGATTGTAAAAAAATGCAGCGCCTTTCTTACGCATATCTTTAAAGTCCTCAGGATTTGCACCTGCCATAATGCCAGCTCCGAGGATGGCATCTGCACGAGACACAAACTCACCATCGGCAAGTTGTGCTAACATGGTATCTTCGTCTTTATCACCTATCCCAGAGCCGTCTTCCACATAACCTCTTGCTCTAACATAGTTATTAACATCTTTTTCGTCATTCTCTAATTTACTTGGTAGATAGTTTACTCCACCTGTTGCATACTGTGCTATACCTTCAACAAAAGCACCTTCTTTTGCATAAAGCATAGAATCAAAATCATAAGGGTCCACTTGTTCTTGTGGTGCTGCAGCATAGTCAAACTTCTTTAATAATCCACTTACTTTATCTTTTTGAGTTGAATACATTGCTTCTTGTTGTTGCGGACTTAAATTGTATGGATTGTTTGCATCGATTTTTCGTCCAGTTGGTTCATTAAGCTTATCCATTACATAACTGCCACTTATACCAATACCGGAGGCAAATTGTTTACTTGGGTCAGATAGATAAGTACCTGCTTTCTGCATAGCTGTAGTAAAAAAACTTGGTTTTACACTTTGGTAATTTGCTAAATTATAAACTCCAGTACCTGCCATATCAAAAGCACCAGAACCAGCAGCAGCTGCATCAACTCCAGTTTTTAAAAGCTCACCAGACCCAGCTTTTAATGTTTCTTTCAAAGCTGTATCTGTTGCTGTTTTAGACAACCCTGCGCCTAAAGCACCAGTAGCATAAGATCCTAGTCCACCTAGAATTGCTGATTTGAAAGAGTCACTTGTGGATGCACCTGATAATTTAGCTAATGCGAAACTTAAACCACCTGCCATTAAAGCTGTTGTTAAAAAAGCGGGCATATGTCCTATCTCCAATTACTATTAGAATAAGTTTACCTTTATTCTTCAGTGCTATCAACACTGTTAGGACACAGTTCGTCCCACAAACGACCTGTATATTGAAATTCACCTACATGAGTGATGTAATCCATGATATAACAGTAGCATTTGCCACCTAATTTACGCCATAGTCGACAAAAAGCAAAGTCTTCACCTAGAAAATGTTCAGTTTCTTTGTCGTGATAAGTATCAAAAAGGTTATATAAATACGGTTTTTTCTGCAATCTACCGTCAACAATAGTTTCTTGCGTGATCCGTGTGTCAGGGTACGCCTCAATCATTTGTTCAAAGACATTGCGTTTGATTAACATACAGCCAGTTGGTGCATGAGTTACCTCAATCACACCCTCACCTTCAACTTTAATATCTTCTTCATCCTCTAATCGCAAAGGATAAGTATTACAATTGACATGAGCTTGTTTAGCTGTGGTCACATCACCTGCTTGGATCTTGGCAATGAGTCGGTCAAACTTTATATGTTTGAGTGGGTAAGGAACAGAAATGACATCCTTGTCAGCCTCAAGCATTTTCCATATGCTATCACAGGTAAAAGCAATATCACTATCAACAAACAACAAATGTGACATACCACTTTCTAAAAAACTAGCCACACATAAGTTACGCCCTTGAGTGACTAATGACGATTTCATCATGTGAACTGAAATATCAATGTTCCTGTCTAAACACTCTTTTTGAAAGTCTAATACACTTTGAGCATAGTGTATAGATACTTCGCTATGCACAGGCGTAGCTAAATAAATACTTATCTTTTGGCTTGACATCCTCTAGCCCCAATCAAAAAGTTTGTCCATTGTATTTTTCTTTTTTGCCAATCGTAAAAGTATTTCATGTAAGCTTGTTGTAAATCTAAATGTTTTTGTATGTGGTCATTATGTAACTGACACATTGACTGTTTAATAGCATGAGCGAAGTGACTGGCTAATTTTTTGTAATTTTTACTATAATTGATATAGACCGGAAAATCAGCACAGGTTTCAAACAATGCTCCATAATTGGTAGAAATTGTTAATAACCCAGCCGACATACATTCAATAGCAGAAATACATGAAGTTTCCTCCCAAATACAAGGGTAGGCAAACATATGATAATTTTTTAATTTATCTAGAATAAAAGCATTAGAGCGGTTACCAATATAATTAACATTAGGTAATGCTTTTGCTTGGTCATATAAAGCCTCCCAAGCACTATCATTATTTTTTGCAAATTCACTCCCGTATAAATCACAGCTACTGTAAACATCTAATTCAATGTTTTCATCTCGTAAAAGTTCCATAGCTCCTAATAATACATTTAATCCTCGCCAAGGAGTTGGTTGAAAAATAAGCCTCAAAGTGTCGCCTTTATTGTAGGGTACTCGTTTTGGAAAATGTTCAACTGCATTTTTTATCACATGACATTTATCTGTAGGTAGCCCAAACATCATACGATATTTCTCTGCACTCCAATGAGAATTGAATACATACCAATCGTATTGATCATGGTTCTTTTTATCACTAAACCAAGGTTGTATGTTCGGTTGATTATAATTATTCTTCTGCCACAGAATATTTATTTTATTTGGATCAATAGGAACTTTGTTTGGTATAGAGGTGCAGATTTGAAAGTGATCAAGTAGCTCACTGTCTACATGTTTTTGTAAAAGCTCTAGTTGTAATTCAGTGCCACCTTTAGGCTCACTCATTTGTCTCCCCAAATAAGTCCATCTTTGGCACAATGATAGTTACATCCCTTTGTATATCTTCTTCTGTAGTAGAAGTGCTTGGGTCGTTTATATCTTCTTGTGCTTGTTCTTCTGAAGCATACTGAAGACCAGATTTCTTATTGGTTATTTTTACTTTAGATTCACAATCTATGGTAATAGTCATGGCCGTATTTTAACCATTTTCTTGAGAACGGTCAATTTGAGCGTATGAGATAACTCCTGATATTTTTGCTGCTGTTTCTGCGGTCATTTTAAGTATATCACTTTCTTCTAATACAAGCGTATTGGTGATGATATCGGTAGTGCTTGTAGCCGCTATATCTTGGTTGCCGATCGTATGTGTGGCTGAGGCTGAAGTGTCGGTAAGTTTTGTAGTAAGCGTACACGCACTGCTATCAATGTTGACTGCTTGTATCTGTTTAATTAACAACCTAGCATTACTAGGTGCTGTTAACACTGAGGTTTCATTAGTGTTAGCTAAAGTAAAGCCTTGGTTTTTATATTGTATTGTCATGAGATAAACCAGTTAAATGTATTTTGTTCGTTTTTAAAATCAGCTTGAAATGAAAAATTAAGTTGATTTTTTAAAGTGTCCAAAGCCTCAAGTATTTGTCTTTGGTTACTGACATCATACTCTGGTCTTGGTTCAGGTATATTAACAATTATTTTAGCCACGTTTTACCCCTCTTTGTTTACGAATAGCTTCTTTACCTTTTTTGGCTATGTTAGCTACTTGTGTTTTACCCATAACTTTAGCCCGTTGTTCCATTACTGTCAAAATCTGTATTTTTCGAGCATATGGTTTATTAATTTTTTTCACTTTTGCCACAGTAGCTCGTGCGTCCGCAGGCGTTGCAAACTTTATTTTTACAGTATCTTTAGGATTTTCATCCGTGTATAACCTACGACCACTGCCTTTTGGTTTTTTACCAGTGCCTTTTTTGGGGTCTCTTTTTTTTACTGTCATTATCTTCTACCATCTGGTTGCACATCTGCTCTAAATGAACCAAATCGCCAATTTTCGCCAGTTGTGGTATTTTCTATTCTTAAAGCCACTAATCTACCTCGTGTTCTAGTATCTATTTTTGTGGTTGATGAGGTTACCGTAAATGGTCCAAGTAATGAACTTGCTTTTGTTTCACTTGGAAAATCTTTAATTTTTAAAGTCACTGTTGCATTACCACTTAAAGCTTTAAAGTCAGGTATAAATCTTTTTATCTTCATCAAAAACTCACCTTCTCCACCATCAACAAAAGCAAAATCACCAGACTCAATAAAAGCATCAATGCTTGAAGTGGCATTACCACTTTCATCAGCTTCATCTACACCCACTTCATGTTCATAGACTTGAGATGCACCATTGGTGTTACTTACACCCTGTATGGTTGGAAAAGTTGGCGTTGCGTTTGTGGTAAATTCAGATGCCAATGGTTTTTCAAATAGTGTTTTATCTAAATAAGCAGACCTTGCAAGACTGCTGGTTGTCCATACATTCTCACGATAGTTATAAGTGACACAGCGATCTATTTGAGAAGAACCTGCTTTTGGATAAAACCAATTTATCTCAGTGAATAAAGAATTGTAATTACAATATATAATCTCACCTGCGTCATAATTAAGACCTAAGTCGTTTGTACCAACATTAGTGAATACAAAGTCCTCTACACTACAAGGTATGCGTTTAACTGTTCCGTCATAAGCATAAAAACCTCCACCTTGTCCCATCCAATAAACAACACCATCCACATGCACAATCGCATGTTGTCCAATCAAACCACAGTTTGAACCCACCTGTTGAATACTAAAAGTAAAAGGTGGTCCCACAAACTGCATAATGTAAGCAGAAGTATCTGTTAATATAATAATATAGTCTTTACCTCTTGTAGCACCTTCTATTTTTGTACCTGAGTCTAATCTAAAAGTACCTGCTGTGTTGGTAGATAGCGGGGTAAAATCAGTTCTATCTTCTTGGTCACTAAATCTTATAAACATTCTGTCTTGACTTGATGTGGTACCAATGGTCGTTTCTGTACCAAAATGTATGAAGTGTCGGTCACGGCCTGATACTAAAGTTGTGACTGAAGCAGTAGGATTGTTAGTCATGGCTGTTGCTCTGGTGGTAACACCATCACTTGGATTCCATTCAAACGATTTTCCATTTTTAATAGTGGCAGTCAGTATAGTGCCAAAATTATCTAATGCCCAGTTAGCTGGTTCCAGAGTAACATCAGTAACAGAGGCTGCCTCATTCCATGCAACAAAATTAGTAGCATCTTTAACCACTGCGGCATCATCGTGTGCTGAACGGGTTGATCCCAAAGCACCTCTAGTAATGCCAGTCAAATCATTACTAGAAATACCTGTATAGGTAATAAGTTCAGAACCCACTAATATAGTTCCCGCAGAACTAAATCCAGAGGTAGAAGTCAAAGTCACGCTAGTGCCTGAACCTCCTGTACCTGCGGTATTGTCACCCAGTGCACCATCTAAATCATTTTGTGTTACTGTTCTTGTTTCACCACCCCATTGAGCTACACCCCAACCAAAAGATGGTGTTGCATCGACAGGACCTGGCTTTACATAAGGATTAACAGTTGCAGATCCTCCAGCTGTAAGTCCAGAACCTGACTCGCTACTTGGCATGGTAACCGTAAAAGTGTCTGAGGTTGCAGTGACTATCTCAAAAGTGTTGGTCGTAAAATCAGCATCGGTATATCCTGTACCACTGCCTGGTATAGTCATTGAACTAAAGGTAAACAGATCTCCAGCTTCTAATTGATGAGCAACTTTATTGACAGTTAATGTTGCTGAACCGTTAGTGGTAGTTAAAGTACAAGAAGTTAATGCAGTGTCTAAAGGAGTGATGTCGTAGTAAACACCACCTAGATAAATTGCTAATAATTTATGTGATGCCACAGCAAGATATCTTGTGCCATCTAAATCTGCCCAGTTATGTATGTCACGGGTTACGCCAACAACAGTGTCTGCGGTGGTTTTTTGCCAACCACCCATCTTTTCAGGCTCACCATATCTAAATCTAACAAAATCACCGTCCACCCAAGTGCTTTCAGCGACAGATTCTGAGATTTGTTTGTTAAACCCTGGTCTAAATGGTACTTTTATTAATGGCATAAATAGTGTCCTGTTTTGATTAAGTATAATAGAAGGGACTATGTGTTGACAATAGGAGCATTACTAGCTTCCCAGTTATAAAAATGCGTAATACAGTATCTACCGTGGCCAAATTTTATGTCATCTTTAGACTTGACCTCTGTTACTTCATGTTCTAAGTAGCTTGGAAAAAACACCATTCTATTATTAATACACTCTATTGTAGCCTTTGCCGCACTTAATTTTAAGTTACCACCAAAAAACTGTTTTGGCTCTTTATACATCCAGATCAAGCAAGTAAATTGTACGCTATCGCAATGAGGTTTATAGTATTTAGACTTATCATAATAACTAATAAAAGTTGAATCTACATTAGTATTTATAAAATTATTATGGTGTAAAGGCATAGCATCTAAAACAATATCGTGAAAAGCTTTACTTGTTTGTTTGTACATGGCTCTTAAAATTGGTGAAATAATTCTACCTTTTTGTGTGTAATAATCCCACACATAAAATCTAAAAGCGTTAGATTTTGCTACACCCTTTAAATTTTTTGCAACGACTGTATTTTCTGCTTTTTCATAAATAGGTTGAGTTGCATACATGTCAAGCTCATGCCATACAGCGTTTATTTCTTCTTGTGTATACCAATTATCAATAACTAAATAAGGAGCTTCTTTTTTTTGATTGTTTATTTTTATATCCCAATCTTGTTTTACTTCTTTTACTACTATAGTCATCCTAATGTGCCATCATCTCTTCCGCCCATGGTAAATAGTCTTTTATGAGGGTATATTCTATTATTAATTTTTACCATGACTTTATCATCTCTAAAAAAACCAGCTTGTATTGACCATACATAATCATCACATTTTATTCTATGAAATGTACTTTTCTTAACATAGTTAAACCACTTTCTTTTCTTTACGATAATTTTACCATTGTCGTTTATTTCTTCTGTATATTTGCCTTTAAATATAAATGATATGAAATTAGTTTCATGACTATGATAAATAACTCTTGCATTTGATTTAGTGTTGGCAAATTGTTTATCATGATCAATAGGATGTATTTTCGATACTAAAACTGTAAGCGGTTTAGTCCAAAAACCCCATCTTGATATTGCTCTGATACCATTGTTTGCTACAACATGACTTGCACCAAAACCAATATTACAGGTCTTTAAGAAGGACTTTATCATAGCCACCACTGCCGTCAGATTTTGGTACTTTTACATATTCCTTTATGTTTTCTTTGCTTTGATTTGAAGCGATGCGATTACCATGATTGTCATATTGAGATACAACTATTTCAGTATCAGCTAAGTTAGTAAGTTCGTCTGCGTAATCCGATGAGTATTCCTCATACAAATTAGTGCCTTCTCCATAAACCATATAGCGTTCTAAATGTGCAACTAAAATAACTTCAACTAACTCTTTTGCATTATTAAATTGAAACTTAAACATATCATCCGCATGTGCTAATTTTTTACTTTTTGAAATAGGCATTTCTACATCTGATTTTAATGATTCAGCCCAAGCCCAAATATTGTCATTAGTGCCAGTCACATATATGGCTTGTGTGCCTTGCATTTCAAAAGAAGCGTTACATATATCGGTGATATATTCTACTGTTAGTTCACTAGGAACTGTAACTACTGGCATCGCAGCTCCTTTTTTGTAAACTACTTCCATCGTTTTTGTTGTGGTATCTAAATCATAAAAATATTTTATAAAGTCATGATTTAGTAAAATGCTGTTTTGTATTTTACTACTGTCTTTGTAATTAGGAGGGCAACTACAACCATGTAGACTATATTTATTTGCTCCCATTTTCACACCCCACACATTTGGTTCATGCGGCCATGTTTCATCAGGAAATTTTTTTGCTATTTCAGCTTTAATTTTTTTAACTTCATCGTCATCAGTTCCTGCCCAATAAGTACGATGCACAACTGCTTTGTTTTGAATCCATGCTCTATATAAAACTGGGTTACTCATTATGATACTGCTCCTTGGACATTTCCACTTCCATCTTCGTATGTTACCGAATTACCGTTTAAATTTATAGCTTTTCCTGCTGCACCACCAGCTCCACCTGCTCTGTGGTCTGTGCTTTGTGGAGAACCACCAGTCGTTGACCCAGCTTGACCAGTTGTTCCACTTTGACCAAAGCCACCGCCACCGCCACCGTTTCCTCCTTTCACACTATTACCGCCATTACTATTAGTTGCACCACCTCCACCAGCACCCCCTCCAGAAATAGAACCAGCTTGTCCAGCTTGACCATTTATATTAGTCACCCCTCCAGCACCAGCAGCACCACCATTTTGACCAGCACCGCCGCCACCGCCGCCACCGCCACCTCTAAGGGTTATTTGTTGGCTTTTATCAAGTACAAATACACCTTCAGCAAAACCGCCACCACCACCGCCACCACCAGCACCTCTAATGAATCCGCCGTTGTTTTGTATGGTTGTGTCAATACCTAAATTAATAGCACTACCTCCAGCACCACCTGCAGCACCAGCCTGTTGACTACCACCTCCAGCACCAGCAGCGCCACCAGCTCCAACAATTTGACTGTTATTAATAATTTTTACAGTATCTCCAGTTGTCCATTGATTACCTGTATCAATCGCATATTGTCCAGTGCCTGCTGAACCCACAATGGCTTGTACGGTTAGTGTTACATCAGAAATACCAGCAGAGTATGTACCACCTCTGTTGGCGTAAATGTTGTAGTTTTGTGTTGTGCTTGATATTTGTAAGGCGATAGCTATACGAGCTGTACTACCATAAAATTGTGACATAGAAATAGTGCCACTCGTTGGTATAGACCCTGATTGACCTGTTGTACCTGACGGAACATTTTGACCACCAGCATAGTATTCGGATAAAGAGTCAGAACCACCTGCAGCATCACCAAACTCTGCTACAATTTCTGATATTGCTAATGGTGAGCCGCTGTCTTTGACTGCCATAAGTACCCCTAAATTTTAATCATAAATTTAAGACACAAATACGGTTGTAAATTAGCATTGGTTGCACTAGAACCTGCATTTGCAATAGTTGTAGATACAGAAATACCTGTGGTTTTTGTTTCAGTATTACCTTGACCATCAGTTCTTTGTCCATCTGGTCCATTTACACTTCCACTCTCACCATATTGAGGAAACTCAACACCTTGTGGAGATAAGTGAAAATGACCTGGATCTGTCACAGAAGAAGATGCGGTATGATTGTGTTGCACCAATGTAGCATCAGCACTACCACCTGTAGCTGCTAAAGACACACTGCTTGATTTACCATATATCACTCGGTCTTTTAGATCAGGTAGAGTAAAGGTACTTGAACCATCTCCAGATCCATAAGTTGTACCAATAACTCCAAATAATACTGAGTAAGTAGTCCTAGATACAGCAGAGCCATCACACTCTAAATAACCTGTTGGAGCAGATGAAACTGTCCATGGCACAATAGTGCCCGTTGCGACAACAAGTGAACCCGTTAAACTATCACTGGTAAAATTATATTTTGTTGCTTCATATGTAGCCATTATTTATCCCTAAATGTCCATCCAACTGTTGCGTCACCTGAATATACCAAAGTAAATCCAGCACCTTCTGTAGCCACGGTAAGATCCGCAGCTGCATTAACAATGTTAGAACTGTTACGACCAACTGTTAAATTATTTGAATCAAATGTATATTTTGCATCTAAAAAAGTAACTTCATCTCCAGCTGCGGGAGAGGCAGGCAAGGTAATCGTTCTCGCACCACCTGAAGTATCAACTAAAAGTTGTGCTCCTGCTTGTACTGTTTCGTTAGCAGATACTGCTCTCCATACTCTAGTTTCTTGATCTTTAACAATATCAGTGCCATTGGCATGACAGATGTAATGATTACCTTCACAAAGTAAAAATCCTGTTTGACTGGTTACTTTAAAAGTAAGAGTATTTCCATCATGGTTGGTGCCATCAATAATGTTAAAAAACTTTTCAATAGAAGCAGGCATATTGACCGTTCTATTAGCTCCAAGTGTGCCTGTAAATTTCAAAGACATATTACGAGCATTGGATATCGCTGCATTAGACATTACTAATGTAACATCGGATGAGGCTACATCTATCTCTTGGTAACCTGCGATTGCTTGTTGTACTAGATTTAAATTAGTATTGGTCTTATCACCCCAAGTTCCAGAGTTTTCCCCTGTTGCCATAAGTTCTATTTTTAAATCACTTGAAAATGTTGATGCCATAATTTTGTCCTGTTTGTTTAATTATATAAGTACTTAGGCTACCTTTTCAACCTCATCAACTTTTTTCCATGTCTGAGCTGTGCCTGTGCTTACATCAGTCCATGTCTGAGAAGAGCCTGTGCTCACATCTGAATAAGTTTGCGCCGTTCCAATGTCTACTGTTTCCCAGGCTACTGCGTTTGCAATGCCTTGACTTAAAGTTAAGGCTGAGCCTGTTACTGCAAAACTTACATCAGTAACAACCACTACTGATCCTATTGAGGATGTTGCTGCAATACCTGTAACAGTTATATCTGCATCTGCTGTAATTGAAACTGAACCAATACTTGATGTTAAAGAACTTCCTGTGACAAGAACTCCGGTTACAGGTGACTGCATAGAAGCAAAAGGTGATTCTGAAAAAGCAAATATACCAAAGCTCATCTTTATCTCCTATTTTTTAGTTCATCAACTTCTTCTTTTAGTTCTTTAATAGCCTCAATAAGTACACCTACTAAATTACCATACGCTACAGACATATATTCACTTTTATCATGCACAACTTCTGGCATAACTTTTTGCATCTCTTGAGCTATTACACCTGTGCCTTCTCTACCATCTCTGGTAAAGGTAACACCTCTCATATTCATTACTTTATCTAAAGCATTTGTAATTGTTTCAATATCACTCTTTAATCGTTCATCAGAAAATGCGGTTACATCATTATTGAAGGTAGCAGCTCCAGCTGCACTCATATCTAATGTCAAAGCTGTAATTTCTGAGCCACCATCATTACCTTTAAAAATCATGTCTTTATCACTAACAGCACTTTTAATTACTAAATCACTACTACTGTTTGTTAGTCTACCAATTTCAGTGCCTGCATCTTTAAAAATAACATCTCCGCCATCAGCGTCTAAATTAATATCTCCAGCTACATCTATTGTTAAGTCGCCACTCGATAAGTCTATTTCTGTACCATCAATAGTTATATTATCTACTATAACTCCAGCGTTTGCGGTTATTGCTCCATTGAAAGCTGCTGCACCTGCTTCTGAACCATCTAATGTTAAAAATGTAGTATCAACTCCTCCATCTGTACCTTTGAGTATTATGTCAGAATTATTTGCTACAGCGTCAATCGTGATATTTCCAGATGATGTGGAGATAGTAACTGCCGCATCTCCTTCAGTTAAATCATCACAAGCCAATGAACTAGCTGAGGCTGCCGCAAAAGATAGCGTCCCACTGCCGTTTGTTTTTAAAAAGTGTCCATCGCTGCCATCAGCTGTTGGCATGTTAAAGGTAACATTGTTAGATTTTAAAATTAATTTAGAACCATCTGAAGCTATACTTTCGTTGGCATCATGAAACTGTAATGTTGGTGTGCCTCCACTATCCTCTAACAAAAGACCTGTGTCATGCACATGAGTTAAAGTTATCTCTGAGTTTGCACCAAAAGAAAGAACTGAAGCATCTGATAAAAGTTTTACATCATCACCAAAGACTGCATCAAGAACTACTGACAAACCGCCATCAGTCTGTAACGAGCCATCTGTTGTAGAGGTTGCATTAGTTGTGTCATCAGTTTTGATAATACCACTTGCTGTCACTGTTGCTGCCTCTAAACTAGCAACAAGTGTACCTGTTGTAATTGACAAGTTACCAGTTGAAGCCCCTGTAAATGTACCTGTACCCACTATAAACTTATCAGCACTTTCGTCAAAACCAATAAAAGCATTGTTTTGATCGCCTCTTTCTATGACCATACCAGCATCATTAGTTGGAGTGCCTGTGGTTCCATTCGCTAATTCAATGATAGCGTCGGTTAAAACTTTGTTTGTGGTGTTAATCGTTGTTGTGTCACCGTTTACAGTGAAATCACCTGTTACTGTCAAATCATTTGTCACAGTAGCATCGTTTTTAAAAGTTACATCACCACTAGAGTTTACAACCATCGCATCAAGAGTTGAAGCTGAACCTATTTGACCACCATCAGCAATAGTGATACCAGCTGAATGAACATCTCTTTGGCTAAAAGTTACTGCTCCACCTGAAGCTATGCTTATTGCGTCTGTGTCAGAAGCTGAACCTATTTGACCACCATTTGCTATGGTAATACCACCTGAGTGAATATCTCTTTGACTAAAAGTTACCACTCCGCCTGATGATATAGCTATGGCATCAGTATCACTGGTATGCCCTATATTTGCTCCATTTATGATTATACTACTGACTGTAAGATTACCACTTGCATCAAGAACTGCAGCTTTGCTTGCTGGTAATGTACAAAATACGAATTTACTCCCTGCCGAAAAATTAACTGCATTATCACTATTAGAGCTTGATATAACTGTAGTTCTAGCCATAGTAGAACTATCAGCAGATAAAGTACCTAAACCTATTTCAAATTCATCATTTAAAACAATACAGTAATAAGTGGTATTATTGTTTCCAATTCCAGCTGCAAAAGTTTCAAACCCTGTTTCTGCACCTTCAAAAGTAATTGTACCAGTGCCTGTGGTTGCGGTGGTTTCTTTTACACGGTCATTGATTACTAACGCCATGTGTCACCTCTATGCTATTCGTATGATTGCAGCAGATGAAGAAAAAGCAGGAAACTGTATAGTAAATGTGCCTGAAGTTGCTGTTTTATCGGCACCAAAATTCAAAACACATACTGCTGGATCACCAGAAGCTGTGTCGTTATAAATTAATGCACCTCGTGCTGTCAGACTCACGCCTGTAAATGACAGATCTGCAAAATCAACCAAAGCTGTATCAGAAGATAACGATGTACCGCCATTAGTTAATGCACTTCCTCCAGAAGCATATTGACCTGTAGCTCCTACCTGATTATCTGTAGTAAATGATGTGGTTGATTTACCTAAAGTAGCACTACTAGTATACAGCGCTAATTTAAATGAATTACCACCACTTGATTTAAAATTGTGTGTTCCTTCCAATAATTCTTTTTTGAAGGAATTACATATTGCATTAGTTGTTATCGCCATTATCCTGCTCCTTTGACATTTGGTGAAACTGATGGGATTGGCATCCTTGGCACTCCATCTTCATACTGCCCACGCTTGCGTTGTCCCATTTGTTGCATCGCAAACTGTTGTATCTCTTCATTATACTTTTGTTTGTATAAACTGTACATATCAGCAGGGCCTTTTAAATAGCTAAAACACTCTGTTAAAACACCATGTAATAACAAACTTTCTTGATTATTAGATAAAAAAGTAGCCGTTGAGCTATTAAAATGTGGTGGATCAATAATGTAATTAAGCTGAATCGTAAAAGTCGTACTTGGTACAGGGGCAATGACAATAGTGGAGTCATCCCAATTTGCATAATATTTAGGTGTGCCAGTCGAATCCCCTGGATTAAACTCAGAAATAAAACTAGTATCTCTTTTCTCTAAAAACACACGATTACTACTACTAGTTATTTGCACTGACCTTAAATAAATTAAGTCTTCAGGCATACTCACATATCTTTGTGAAGCAACTGTAGTTGATGTTTTGTAAGCTCTTAAATCGTCATACTCAACTTTACCTGCAATATCTAACTCAATATTACGAATAAATTGATCAATTAAAGTATCTGACAACACATTAGAGTCTACCTCTGTGTAGTTTCTAACTTGTGTTAAAAAATTTGCATGTGTAATACTCATGATATACTCACCGTTACTTCGCCAACTTTCATATTCATTTGACGGCGTTTGTTTTGTTCATCTGCACTATCCGGCACACTTTGCGAGTTTGTATCAAAACTTACAAAAAGTGCTGGGTCTAAATTAACATCTGTAGGCGAACTTCTTAAAGGTCTAGGATTTCTCAATGCAATACGATCTGATTGATGATGCTTACGCCTTATCTGTGGATGCTTAGCTTCGTACTCCGACTTATGCACAAATGATCCATTCCACTCTTTGACCATCTCATTATATGGAAACTCCATACCTGACCTATCAGATATTGCTTTTGCGTATTTACCTTTTGCGTATGCCATAATTAATTACCTGAAGGATAAAAACTTTGCGGTGTAATATACACAGAAGTTCTTTGTCCGTCTTCATCTAAAGCTCTTTTAAGCTCATCTTCATAAATCATTTTATTCTGTTGTGTTAGCTGTGGATTTATCTTCATACTTAAATAGTAAGCTAAACCAGCCACCATGCAAGGAATAAACCTAAAAGCAACATCTGCCTGATTAGTATAGGCACCTGCATCTTCAATACGCTCCATAAAGTAATATTTAAGATGAGTAAATGTACTTGCATCTGGTGTTTGATACAAAGTGATGGTTGGTGTGGTTTGTCGATCCACATAATACTCAGAAGGTTGTCCTTGTGCTCCCTTGTTGTTTTTAGAAGCATAGTCACTTCTTGATATTTTAGTTAAGGATACATCACTAGTGGTGCTTGTAATTGCACTTGAACTACTAATATACGCCTCTAAAATATCACTGGTGTTTGAAGGAGCTGTATAAGTCGCAGTTCCTGCAGTTAAAGCTTGAGTATGTAAAGCAACTTTCCATAAATGCACACCGCGATTGCCCCACTCAGAAAACAAAATGTTAAGACTACGACGAGCAGACTTAAGGTCACGACCGCTATTAGTTCTAACAGCGCAACGCTCATATGCCTCCTCAATGATGTCATCGATATCAAGATCAAATGTGGTTGTGCCTGATGTTGCCATTTAGCCTCCTAAAAATGACCTTTAAATTTTGTACCTCTAATTGCAGCACCCTGTCCTTTAGTCATAAAACCTCCATTAAATTTTTTTGCTTTCTTTAATTGACCTCTTGTTTTATTTTTGGGTTTTTTTGATGAGCTACCAACAACGACACCCGCACCAGCAGCAGTACCGATTTTGGTTTTTTCTGAAGTTAATAAATCTTTCATATGTTGCTTAGCTACTTTTCTTTGACCTGCACGCTTAAACTTTTTTGGTATTGGAGTTGCTTGATCTTTATAAATTAAAAAATCAACTTTTTTTTCAGGATTTGCTTTAGTTGACAATTTTTTTATAAAAATATCATCTAAAGCTTTTATAGCTTTTAATATTCCCATCTAAACTCCTATAAAACGCCTTTAAAGTTCATGCCTTTGATTGCAGCACCACCACCGCGTTTTTTGATAACACCTCTACCCATTAAAATATCTTTTTTGGTTATTTTACCATCACCAGATAAATCAGGAAAACCGCCATTTTTGGCTTTCATCATACCGCCAGCGCGTCTACCTGTTTTAGAACCCTTACCAATGATGTCTGCTTGAGATACTTTATCTTCTTTACGCTTTGGTTTTGTGGTTTTTTTCTTTTTATCAAGTAACATTGCACCAAAACCAATAGTTCCTACTGCAGCAATCTTTTTCTTACTTGATTTACGCTTTTGTATTAACCTTTTTTTTAATTTACTCTCATCAAGCAATTTCATAAACTCTCCTTGTTTTTGAGGAGTCATTTTAGTTAACTCTGCTACTTCTCTTTTGGTGTAATTTCCAAGATCTTTTGACGCTTTCTTAGAAATTAAATCTAAAGCAAGTTTACCAAATCTAGCTTTCATAACACCGCCTTTGCGTTTACCTACTAATTTTTTAGCATTTTTAACATCTGTCACCGTCATTTTACCCGCACCAGAATTTCTTTTTTCTTTAGCTAATTTATAACCCAACACTGAGGCAGCTTCTCTTAAATCTGTCAATGTCACTTTATCTTCACCAGCTTGTTTTTTTGCTCGTGTGTAAACAGCTGTGCTACCAGCTATATCACCATCTTTAGCTTTCATCATACCACCAGCTTTACGCTGACCAAATCTACCTGAAGCAGGTGTAGGTGCTTTAGCTTTAACTTTTTTAACAGCAGCTGTAAGACTTGAATCTTTTGTATTTGTAGTATCACGCTTACCTTTAACCATAGTAGCTTTAGATACTTTATCTTCGACTCTACTAGCTGATGGACCTTTGCCTTCATGCTTTTTGATGGCTTTATATTTTTTACCTTGATAGGTAAACAATGTGCCAGGGCCTTTTGCAAGAGCAATAGAAAATGCTTTACCAAAACCGCTTAATTGTTTTGCTTTACCGGAAAAACCTGCATCACCTTTTTGACCACCAATTCTTGGGTCTATTGTAGTTCTGCCTCTAGAACCACCTAAGGTTCCAGGTCCTTTTGAACCAGCTTTGCCTGCAAAACCAGCATCACCTTTAGTTCCACCTATACGAGGATCTATTGTTGTCCTTTTAAGTTTACCGCTACCTTTATTACTTGGTCCTACTGCCATGATTGCCTCCTAAATATCGATTAATCCACCATAGTATTTTTTATCTATGGTTCTCACATTTGTTGGTTTACCTCCAACTCCTTGAGCTTTCGCTCTTTTTCTAGTCACAGCAGAGCGAATTTGACTTTTGCTCATGCTTGCAGCTTTTGAAGCTGGAACACATTTTGGATACTTACGCTTTGAGCCTTTCGCACTTTTACGCCCACACTTTTTGTATCCTCCGCCTTTTTTGGGAGCACCTATGTCTACCCAATTTTCAGAGAACCATTTTTTAAGACCGCTACTCATTACATCAAATCTTTGTAATATGCTGCAGCAGAAGGATTTGACATACTTACACCGTCAATATCAGAGTTAATTGCTGAACCTAATGTATCACCTGACTCAACAAATGTTCCCTCTTTTGCAGGTTTTGGACCTCTAAAATCTTTACGCTTTTTACCGCCTGGACCTTTGACTTTACCCGCACAAACTTTACTTGCATACGCATTAGCATAAGCGCTTGGGTACACGTCAAATTTAGCCTTAGCAGCTGCTTTACCTCTTGGGCAAAGCTTTTGTCCTTTTTTCTTAGCCATAACTTTCTCCTATTTAAAGTCTAGCAGTTTAAGTCTATTCTATCTAGACCTAGCTCTTTTTTTGCGTCCAGCACAATGTGCCTTTTCACTAAAACCTTTTGGGTTTTTACAATTTACACTTGCCTTTCGTTTCTTAGACCACTTCTTTTTTTGAGGTGGTTTTGAAACTTGCTGTGACATTTGGGATCTTCCTATGGGCATCTACTGTACCTCACTTTACCGTTTTCATCTTTTTCAGCTAACAAATACTCTCTCCTATTTGTTTCGCCTACATAAGATGCATGAACCCATCCTGAATTTATTTCATCAGGGTTATGAAATTCAAGAATGACTTGATCGTAATCTAAATTTTCGTCAATAAAGTCAGCTAATTCTTTATTAGAAACACCAGGCACTTCAAAATCTGCAGCCTCGCCTTTGCAATGTTGTGACCTTGAAGAAGAACCAATTTTTTGACTTAATTCTGGCGATCTATACCCAGAACTAATGGTTACAGGTTTTTGAAAATAATCTCGTACAGGCTGTAACACATTGTCACAAAGCTTTTGTAAGTTTTCGATGTGTTCCTTGTCGGGTGTATTATCTATATTACATCGTTCAGCTGTCTGTGACTTAGTAAGTTCGGCTAGAGTAAAATTATCACTTAATCTCATAATACTAAAAGTAAAAAAACAAGTGAAATAATAACAAGATCTCTAATTTTACAACTTTCACAAGTCCAACTATCTTGATATTTTCTCCACAGTTTATCTACAGATTTAAACATTTTTGTTAACATTTCCATCTTCTCCTCGCTTGGCATATGCGCTTGTTAGGTGTTTTACGACAGTTTACATTGTGCATTTTTGCTTGACCAGCACTTCTTGCACAAAATGATTTTCTTCGTTTTGCCGCTTTACTACCTTTTTTTACATCACCTGTAACAGCAGTTTTTAATTTACTGCCAGGATTCATACGACGGTACGCTTTGACACCAGCTTGTGTCATTCCGGCACCTGATTTAGTAGGTCTGTAGTTTCGTTTATTACGAGCAGGCATGCCCCCTTTTGAGAAGCCTACTAACTCATTTGTATACTGTTCAACACTAATTTCCATAATTAATCGTAGTTTTTAATAAACTCTGCAATGACTGTGTAAGTATTTCCTGAATCAGCTGCTCCTGGAACCACAAAGTTAACATCGCTCTGATTAGAGTTAGATGAAGTATTTGCTGGAATACCACCAAACTCTCTAAAGTCCCAATAACCTGAATCTACCAATGTTACGATCGGTATATCACCATCTGAGTCTTCAAAATCTAATCTTGCAAATGAGTCGCCACCATCACCATTAGCACATGACCACCATATTCTTTGTGGACTTACTGTTGTGACGGATTGTCCGTTTGAGTTTGCTGCAAGAGCTGATACATCAGCAAAAACTGTTGTACCGCCTGTGCCATCGGATTCATTTACGATTTTGATCACTACCCTCTTATCATTTTCTTGTAAGATTGTAGGTCCTGTTACTGTATCTGCCATAGTTTCCCTCCTTAATTAAGAAACAATGTTCCACGTGGAACAAAAAGTGCCTCCGAAGAGGCACTATAAATATTACTGATCTGCAAAAGCAGGTGCTGTTGTTGATGTAACATTTCCAAAAATTTGGTAATTAGTTGTATCTATACCCATTATGGTAACATCAAAACCAGCAGGGACATTCATTTGAATACTGCTATTTGAGTTGCCATCTGAAAATACTGAACTTATTGCATTTCCATCAGTGTCTAAAAATGTTACTCCACCAATGTAAAAGTTTGTATTACCTGGTGTAACGATTAAAGCATCTGTTGCATCAGCGGCTCCACCAGCGTAAACAAATCTAAACATAGATCCAGCTATTGGTGCAGGTAAAGTGTATGTATTATCTTGTCCTCCATCAGGTACAAGTAATACTCTACCACTATGGGTTGCATTTGTTAAAGTTACATCTCCATCAGATAAACTAACTGGTGCACCACCAAGAGTTGTTACTTCTGTTATAGCTCCAGTTGTTGAGTTTTTACTGATAGTTTTAATTGTGCTTTCAGATCTAATAGGACCTTGAAATGTTGAATTTGCCATAATTATCTCCTAAATAAAAGAATACAGTCTTTAGGTCGTCGACTATAGGCGTCTGTATTCATGTTTTTCTATAGTAAATTTATTATAACCAAAAAAAAGGGGGCCCGAAAGCCCCCCTCTGTTTCCTCCAAAGAACTCCTTACGCAGCTCCAGGTGAACCAAATATTCCTCTTGGATCTGAGAATCCAAATGAATATCTTTCTCTTGCTTTGAACCTCACATTACCTGTATCGAAGTCACCTTCCATAGCAGTTTTGATTGGTGCTCTAACAAACTGTTTTAGTCCATTAGGTGCATCAGTCATAATGAAGAAAGCATCTGTGTCAGTTAGATAATGGTTAACTCTATAACCTTGAGGGATCATACCCATAGAAGCCATAGCGTTGATATCATTATCTGATGTGCCAACACGCTGTGGTGATTTAAGAATTCTTTCCGCTGTGAACTGAAGTTCTTTAGGAATAATTAACTTAACACCTTGTAAAGAGACTTTTAAACCTCTTTCATCAACAAATGCAGCAATGTCAATCATTGACTGCTCTAGTGATGTTTCAGACAAATCTGAAGCAGTTGAAAGCTCGTTACGGAAAGTACCTCCAACAGTTAGTGGATGGTCTGTAGCACAAAGCTCTTTTCCATCACCACCAGTGAAGCTACTGTTAAAAGCATTGTTTAGAACGTTCGCAGCTTTCACTTGTTTTGTGTTAGCCATAGAACGAGCTAATGCTCTTGTGTAACGGCCTGCTAGCCTGTCATATAAATTATCTTCAATTGCTTCTTCTGTAATAGCAAAAGCCATTGCGATAGTTTCGTGTGTATATCTCGCTGTGTAAGATTCTTGCGCATCGTCGAACTGCACGCCTGCACCTTCACTTTTCACAGGAGCCGATCCGAAACCGGACAACATCACTTCTTCTTCAAAAGCTCTATCAGAACCTTCCGAAGTAAAAATTTCCGCATGTTCGTTCTCGTAACGGTTGTACTCTAAGCCAAAGAGAGCGTTAAGACCAGGCTCTAGCTCTTTGACCAATTGTGCTCTTGAAATAGCCATAATTAACCTCCTTAAGCTAAGCCGGCCCCTTTTTGACCGAATATGTGATTTTGAATTACTACAAGTACATTTGTAGCGTCTGAACTTACATCATCGTTATTGACATTTTTAGAAATATCAATCGCTTTGAGAGGTAATCCAGCTGTTGTTGCACCAGTGGTTACATCTAATTCAGCACCAGAAATGCCTGTTGTGGTGCTTCCAGAAGAAGTATACACAATATCAAAGTTACCGAATAAATCAGCAACTGGGAAAGCAGCATCCGCTTGAATTTCGAATATAGCCATTGGGTCATCAATAACAAAAGCTTCAATATCTGAAGCATTAGTACTTGCAGGATAAAAATTGGAAAAGGTTTCTTTTCCAGTGGTAGGGTCTGTATAACGACAACCATTAAAAACACCTACTATAGGAACTGTACCGCCATCAGCATGTTGCTCTACACCTCCACCTGTGACTTGGGCTACCATGTCACCTTTGAAAATTGCAGTTCCGTAGTTAGCAGCTATTCTATATGTATTTTGCACGTTAGTAGCAGGTCCGCCTATGCGACCCACTAGACGCATACCAAATGCAGCATCTGTGTTTGCCATAATAATAACTCCATAAAAATGTTAAACAAATGTGGTTACATAAGCTAAAAAATTAAGACTTTCTGTTACCACCAAAAGTTACACGAGACTGTCTGTCAACATTGACAGGCATCTCTGGTCGTTGTTCCCTTAGAATATCTTGATCAACGGCTTTTACTTGGTCAGAAGTAATATTCATAAAATACTTCTTGCGCTGCTCTACAATCTCTTCAGGTATCCTTGCCAACACAAGGCCTCCAACCCCGATTAACCCCTGATACTTGCCTTCATGGATTACTGGGTATTCATGGTCACCAATTTCATTCGTAATTTCTTCAGCACGAACAAATTCCCAACCTTCTCTGAGTTTTTTAGATACGTTACCTGTATCCATAAAACCAGCACTTTCTACCCTAATCCACCTATGACAAAAACCTTGCGGTGCAGGTGGTGCATCCAGACTGGATGGTGGCGTCCAAGGTTTACTACTACGTAAATCTTTCTTTTCTTGGCTCGCGCGTGAGGTTTTCTTAATAGTACTTTTACTCATAATCTACTCCTTCACGAATTTCGCGTATTCTTCTAGTGGCACCCCTAATTTTTTAGCTATTGCTACTTGTGAACGGGTGAGTTTCACTGTTCTGCGTCCTTGCTGTTTACGCCCCGCCGAGGCAACAGTTTGTACGGGTTTTTTCTCTTCGACAAATTTCTGAGGAAAATATTCCCTCATAGATCTATCTATTTCATCATAATATTCATCAGAGGTTGGGTCAACACCCTGTTGAACAAGTTCTTTATGTTTTTCAACAGCAGCACTTGTCATGATTGAATCTGTATTAAACCAAGTATTTTTTTCCATCCACTTTTCTGCTTTTGGATCTACTTGAGGTGCTTCAGGAGCTGTTTCTTCCGCTTCTGGTGCTTTTGCTGCTTCTTCTCTCTGCGCAAGTCGCACTCTAGCTTTTTCCTTTTCAACCGCTAACTTAGTAAGTTCATCATTTGCTTCAACAATTTTTTCAACATCACCATCTGCAGTAGCTGATGCAAGCTTAGCTTTTACCTGCTCTCTTTGAGAGTCAACTCTAGCATCAAACTCTTTTAAATGATTATCTTCTATTGCATTGTATTCTTTCTGAACATTAGAATATTTTTCTTGAAGACCTTTAGCATAATCAAGAGCCGCTTTTTCTCTTCTTTCCGCTTCTCTCATCTTTCGTGTTAATTTGTCTATACGCTTTTGTGTCTTTTCAGAAACATCTTGTAGGTTATCCTGAGTATCCTCTTCAACAACCTTTGCTTCTTCTTTAGAAACTGGTTCGGTATAGCCTAAATCAACTTCGGGAGTCGCAGAAGACTCTTCTGCAACAGGTTCTTCAACACTAATTGAGCTTTCTTCAACTCCATCTGTATCTAATTCAACATCTTTAACTTGTACTTCTGACATATTTTACTCCTAAAATAGTGCGAGGATATCCTCGGGTTTTTCAATAGTGCCGATGATTTCATCATCATTAATGATTCTGTGTTCACCAAATTTGGTTTTAAATCTAGCTCCAGCATATCGACCAATCACTACAAATTGTCCTACCTTACACCAAGGACTGATAAATTTATCTTTATCTTTGTAACACATGTCACCCATTTTTATTACATAGCCAACAACTGAGGTCATTTCTGATGTCTCTAAAGTTTGCTCAGCAAGAGCAATACCACCATCTGTCATCTCAGACATTTTCCACATTTTGATAAGTAAACGATAACCGACTGGGTCAGGTAAACTATTTATTTGATCAATGTAACTTTGGGTTAATTTAGGGGTATCTTTTTGCGATGAAGATGTATCATCTGAAAGATAATCTGGTTTAATAATATTTGACTTACTTGTCATCTACTAACTCTCCTTTTTTTTGCAGGTCTTTTAAATCCTGAAGCAGTGCTTCCAATGCACCGATCTTGCCCTTAGCATATTGCAATTGTTCGAGATTGTCTACCCCATATACAATATGATCTTTGGTATCATCAATTCTTTTTCTAATAAAATGAACTAAACTTTGAATCGTATCTGGATCGTACATTATTTTTTCTTATCTGGTGCGTATAAATTATCAAAAGTATATTCCCAATCCATGTAACTATCATGACTCTCTGCTGAATGTGTCCACTGTGATGGAATAAAGTCAGGAGGTCCATTACCGGTTACCCACATAGCAGGAGAAGTCACTCGTACTCTGTTATTAGGTAAGGCTACAAAACACCCTTTCCACGGTCCTTCGGTTAATGCCAAAACATGTGATTGTTTATGTTGAGCTGGATCATCTGCAATCTCACTACCTGTGTAGTCTACAGTAAAATAATACTTTGCTGTATAAAATTCACCTTCAATACGAGCTAACCAAGGGCTTGAACTAGTGCGATCAAATCTCACAATTGAATGTTCTCTTGAAGATACATCCCAAGGTTGAGCAAGATGAGTCGGTATTGGTGGTGGCATTTCATCTAAAGGCTCATCTTCCACCAATGCTGTGATTGGCATACGAGCCCACATAGCACCACCATGTGGATTCTCTAAACGGTTTTCTTCATCTTCACAACCCGTAAAGATAACTTGAAAACTTAAACAACGGTCTGGTATACAATTAACTGCGATGACATAGCAGTGTAGGAACTCACCGTGATAAGCACGATGATTGTGTGTAAATTCCTTTCTTACCCACGCCTTTAAAACTAAAGGTATGTTTGATATTAAATGTGACAAATTTTAAGCCTTGGTTATTTTATACCCTTTTTTCTTAGCTGCTGCTCTTAACTGAGCGACTGTCATAGTTTTCATTTTAGCTCCGCCTTTAGCGTATCCTTTAGCCATCTTACCGCCCATGGCTTTCATCATTTTAGCACCACCTTTAGAGTAACCCTTAGCCATTTTACCACCTCTGGCTCTCATCATCTTGGCTCCGCCTTTAGCATACCCTTTGCTTTTCATTTTCATATTTACCTCACTTAGTAAATTTACCGATTGATTTTAACCCAAAACTAGCAGCAATAGAAGCCATAATTGACCACTGTAACCACTCTGGGAAAGTTCCTAAAAATTCTATACCTCTAGCAACATAAGGTTGAAAATAAGGTATAAAACTAAAAATTATAATAGCTATGAACGTGAGGGTCCAAGCCTCGTCTTTCCAGGAATCCTCAGAAGCCTTTGCCATAGCGGTTTCCCACTCGACCTTACCTTCCGCCACCTTTTTCTGCACAGCTGTTTGTGCATCAATCTCAGCGATTTTAAGATCAGATTTAGCTTTAGCTTTCTTTGCACTATGCTCAAAATAACCACCCACAGCTTTTGATAATCCGTTGACTATTAAACCTATCATCATTTGACTCCTATAAATTTATGACCTTTAACCTGTATATTGCTTATACCTTTAATCGGACTTTTCACACCATTTTCACGGTGAGGACAACCACCGTTTTTTAAACCTTGTGGCACCGGTCCTCTTTCAGGGGGTATGGTTTTTGTGAGTTTTTTGACACCTTTCTTAGCGGTCTTGTAACCATATTTAATTGCTTTAGCAGCAGGTCCATACGCAGCTGATTCTAATGCAAATAGTGCGCCACCTAATAAATCTTCAGAGAAATTTTTGTAACCTTCAGGATCTTTGCGCTTGGCTTTACGCTTCTGCTCTAAAGTAACTTTTGTTGGTGATTTACCGCGTCTTTTTCCGATATTTTGTGCCATTATTTATCTTCCTTACCAGTGTCTTGTTTCAACTTATCACGCATAACATCAAGTTTTTCATCTGCAACACGAATACGTTCTTTTCCTGCTTCTTCAGAATCTTCACGTATCATTTTATCTAAATCTATGCGTTGGTCAAACTCATCTACTTTTCTTTGTTCTTGCACTAAGAACTCTTCTGCTTTTCGTTGCATATCTGCAGCACGCATATCTAGTTCTTGTTGTTTTAATCTTACCAACGGATCATCAGCAGGTTGCTCTTGTTTGACTAATTCCTCTGTCAACAATTGTATTCTTTCTGCATGCACACCATCAAACACTTGTTTAAAACCTTCTGGATTAGTTTGTTGTAAATCCATAATTTCAGGTCTTTGTTGTTGAATTTGAATCAACGCTTGTGCTCTTGCTTTAAAGGATATGTGTTCACTAATGTGAGCTTGCAATAAAGCATACACTTGAGGGTTCATTTGCACCATTCTAGTTTGAATAAATGCCATGTGACTAAAGATATGTGCATCATGGTTTTGTATTTCAAATGCTTTGAGTGGTTTCAAAGCTAAAGCCTCCGAATTTTCAATTGCTGGGTCTTTTGGTTGCGGTTCTTGTTGTGGTTTTAACAAGGTATTTACATCTTTTGTCCCTAAAGCTACATAAACTCTACGATAAGCCTCGTGAATGTTGTGCATTTGTGGGTTTGACATAGCAATTTGTAATTGTGTCTGCGCTAAAGTCACTCTTTGCGTCATTGAGAAGATATTTGGGTCTGCAATTGGTATTACATCAACTTCTTCACTAAAATCGGCTTGTTTTACCATACGATCGCCACCATAAACCGCATATGGATACACTGGTGGTAAATAACTAGCAAAAACATTGTTCAAAAGCCTAAATTCTTGCTTCATAGCATAATAACAACGCTTATGAATGGCACTCATGACCCTTGAACCACGCTCTAAGAGGGCTACAGTCGTGCCAACCGCTCTATTTTTGCCATCTTCGCCGACTTGCATGTCAGCAATCGCTGCAAAACGCTGTCCTGCTTGAACCACAAACCCTAAAAGTTGAAATAATGTCTGACTTGGCTCTTTAAATGGCAATTGCATAAAAGAATCTTGTATTTTTCCACCCACAATGTCGACATCTCTGAACTCACCAGGCTGAAATGGTTGATCATCGTCACGAATTCTCATACCTCTAGTCTTAAATCCAGCAGGTAAGTTAGCTAAAGTACCTGCATCAAGTAATTGACGCAGTGCAGCAGTGGCAGTTTTACTTAAACCACCAATCATGTGTATTAAACCAAAGCCATAAAAGCCTAAACCAGGTAAAAATTTGTAGTGCACAAAGTATTCTTTGCGTTTTAACAAAGGATCATCAGGTTCAAAGTTACGATAAATAGATAAAATCTCTCTTGAGCCTTCATCTAGCGTTACCACATAAGGTATCTTAATATTTTTTTCATCACTTTTATTTTCTGGGTCAATAAGATCAAGGTCTACATGCATTTCTAAAATGTTAAATTGATAATCGCCTTCAGCATCACCTGAACGGCTTACACCACTTAGTTGACTGTATTTGTCTTCAACTTCACTTTCGTCCATACGGCTTGGTATAATTTCAATATCGCGATAAAAACCAATCTGTTGTTTTTTCAATATTTCATTTTCGCTCATGCGAACAAGATGTGTAATTCTTTCACAATCTTTTAGATCCGTTGCATAATAAGGTACAACTAAATCTTCAGCAGGAACAAACTTTGATACCGCCCTTTGCATCACATCATCAAAATAAACTTTTTTAAATGCAGAACCTGCAAGTGGTAAATAAAATAATAATTGATCAAATTCAGGAGTGTACTCCTCCATCTCTTCAGTAATCATGTAATTCATAAATTCTTGCACACGCTGAGCCTGTGCCATCTTTTCTGGTGTAAGAGCGCCAACAACCTGTGCGCTGACTGGACCATCTGAAGGCAATAGCTCTCGGTAAGCTTGTGCTTGGAATTGTGTAACTGATTCTGCAAGCATCGGATGTGTCACCGAACTTGCTCCTTGAAAAGGACCACCATCATTATTGTATTTAAAACCTAACAGGTCTAAACCATTTGTATATGATTTTTCCCAATCAGAACGGCTTTCTTTATCTTTTTTATAATCTGCCAATAAGTCATTTGCCAAACGGCTAAGTAAAACCTCATCCATATCTTCGGCAAGGTTTTCATAAAAATTTTCTTGAGGGTTTTGAGTTTCTTGAGTTTCTTCAATACTACCTTCGTCATCTTCTGGCTTAATTTCAACATCCACAGGCTCAAGCTCATTTATCTCAACTTCAGGAGTTTCTATATTATTTTCTTCAACTGCCATATTAAGTTACCTTTGTTTTTTTATTACGACCGAGTTTACATTTAACAGAAACATATTTTCCTGTTTTTGCAGACATAGGAATTGCTGTTGGAATAGGCCCTACTTTTTGCAAAGGGTTGAACCTATTTGTGGTTTTTGCCAGTAATCTTTGTAATGCTCTATTTTTAGATGCAATCTCTCTGACTCCCGCAGTGGCTTTTTTTCTACTGCGTTCACTTAAAAACTTTTTTAATTTTTTCTCTTGACTCATAGCAAAATTCTACCATTTAAATATATCAACTACTAGACCACCTGTTTTCTTATAAAGTTTAAAAGGTTTTGCTTTCATTTCAGGTGATATTTTTAAACCAAATGCCGGATAATACAAATCAGGATCATCAGGACCCATTTGTACGAGCTTTGAATCAAAATCAAGCATACCTTTGGCGTTTTCAGCTTCTATTTTAGTTTTAAAAGCTGCAAAGTGTTCTGTGCTAGTGTAATGAAAAGTTTCATTGCCATAGGTTCCCTGTGTTTTATATCTTACAAGTTTAAACGGTTTGGTCGGATCTGATTTGGCCACCTGTATTACTTTTGCTTCTGTATTATATTCTTTTGCTAATCTCTTTAGGATACTAGGTAAGATGGCAGTTTGTTTGGGATTGGTTGGCTCGCCTTTTATAGCAAAACCTTCAAAACCTGCTTTACCTTTTGCATTACCATAGAAACGCGGTGTAAATTTTTTTACATCTCCACCTCTTTTACCTATAGCCACCATTTCTACTGGATTGATTGCGATGTACTCTACATCATTTTTAGCAGCAATATTGGCTAAATATTTCATACCATGCGCGGCATATCCTCTTTCTGTATCAAACAAAGGTTGAAAATCTCCTAATGCTGAGTTATACCTTGCTCTCAATTCATTTCGTGTAGCTATACTAGTTGAGTTATTTTTTGTGTCTTTTACAACTTGTGCATACTCTTCAAATAATTTTTTACTTTTTTTATAGTCGTCTTCATCAAAACGACCTTTTACTTGAATAGTTTCTCTTAAGTGATCGTCAATCTCTTGAAATTTACTGATTCGTTTGTCTTTAAATAAAGGTAAAACATAATTCATATTGGTAGGATTAAGTCGTACATCACGGTCTCCTTTCGCTTGTCTTACCTTATCTCGCATACCTTGTTGTATATCTGCCTGCATTTCATCAAGCACATAAGCTTTTTCATCTGGTGCACCTTTTACTGCTCGAGTACCATAACGGACATGGTATAGTTGGTTTTGATACTCCTTAAAATGAGCAGCTGTAGGCACTTTAAAATCTTCACCGAAAATACTTTTTTCAAATTTTCCCTCAATATCTTTTAATACAACAATATCCTCGTGATAATCTTCTGCGCCAAACAATCGATACCCATCTTCTCTTCCATAGTGGATCCTTCTTGCGTAGGGCGTGTTTTCTATTTGTTTTACAAGATTATCATTAAATGCTGCTCCTTTTCTTAGCAACGGAGCCATCATTTCACTGTAGGGTATCCCTGCATTTTCCAACACTACTTTTGGATCAACATTTACTTCTGCTTTTAAAAGATCTTCTAATTTGCGAGCAAAATTAGCAAACTCATAATCATCATCTGAGTTTACCTCTTTGGTGTGCCCATAATTTCTTAATCCAAAATTAGCTTTTTTTTCATAGTAATCTCTACTGATTTTATCAATACCTCTTCTTAACTCAGTAAGTTTCGCAAGTTCCGTAGTATCAGTGCTTTGTACTTTATCAGCGGTGGATACAACCGATGAGCGTAAGCGCCCCATGGTATCTTCAAACTCATCAAAAAAATCATCACTGACTGTACGCAGTGACTTTTGGTCATAACCCATTCTAATAGAGGCGGTGTTGTTAGCTGGTGCTCTGGCCACCATCTCAAGTAAGGTTTTGGCACTTACTGGAATATTGTTGTCCATCGCCACTTTTAAGTAGCCACCTCTTAGATTTTGATCCTTATCAAACAAAGCAATATTAGTATCTGCTAATTCATCGCGAGTGACGCCTGTTTTCTTTGAAGCTGTTTTAAAATAATCAGCCCAAGCTTGAGCAGGTGCCATGTACCCTTTTTTACGGCCCATGTTTGGAAAAGTCGCTATGGTGTCAAATAAAACTGAACCTTGCACACTAGGGTCCACATTAGGTCCTGTGTTTCGTCCAGCAAGAGTCAGTGGATTGTCTTTTACCCTTTGCTGAATCTCTTCTACTACTTTGATGTTTTCCTCTAATTCAGCTTTATTGATAGCAAATTCTTTTTGAATTTTTTGTGCATCATCAGGGGTGGTCGTGTCCGGTAATTTATCTGAAGCTATTTGAGGTTCTTCTTCCGGCTTGGGTCCTTTTTTAAAACCTTTGATACCTTGAAAAATTTTTTTACCCGCACGAGCTAATGGTGTTCTGGCTAGAATACCTGTGGCTATACCCGCACCGATACCTAAAGTCGTTAGATCATCACTGCGCTCTTCTCGTACATTTTTGTCTGTTTCGGCCATAGATCTTAGTAGTAGTTATATGTCTTTTCAGGAAGATCATCCTCGTCCTTATAGTCTGAGTATAACTCAACAAAGTTGCCTTGACGATACCTTAGTAGAGCTTGACTCATCGAATCGACATAATCATCATTAGCACCATGCGGAAATGCGGCACATTCATCAATCACATCTTCGGCAAATTTTTCACCATACGGATACCACACGGACCCACTTTCAAAGATAGGGGCTACCGAGTTGACTCGAGTGTGCTTGTCATTGCCTCTTGTCGGAGTGAATGGGACCACCGGTATGCCCATGCGTCTGAACTCTTGGGTCAGTGGTTCACCGGACGCCTTCTGCTCAACAATAATTGTTTCTGGCTCCCAGTACCGTTGAGCGTCCATCGCCACAGCTTTGAGCTCTGGAAAATCAAACTTACCACGCAAAGCATCTAACAAAATAACATTTGGCGCACCGCCTTCGTCTGGAAAAAATATACCCCAAGTCGTAATAGCACTATAGTCCGCCGTTTCTTTTTTCGAAAACGCCGTATCATAACTTTGAATGACATGTTGTAACATAGGTAAACTTTCTTTCTCCCAAGGTTGCCACCACTCACGCTTGATGATCGCACCTTCCTCTGAAGTAGGCTCTTGCATGTACTGTGCCGACCAGTTTCTGATTGGAATCGAGGCTTTGATTTTTTCTAGCTCTTCAATGTCCCAGTACTCAGGCCACACAGGGTTCCCTGAGTCAAGGATCGCTGGAAAAGATATCTGTCGCCAAGTGTCAGCTTTGGGTTCGGTCTGTGCTCGTAAGAGTCTACCGGTCAAATCATCTTCGGCCCAGCGGGTCATAACTACTAGTATCGAACCGCCAGGTTGTAAACGCTGACGAGGACCAGAAGTGTACCACTCGTACGCACGCTCCATGGCAGTGTCTGACATAGAATCTTGTTCTGTATGAGGGTCATCGATAATCAGTAAGTCTGCACCACGGCCCGTGATTGACGAACCAACGCCAGCAGCATAGTATTCACCACCATGATTCGTTTCCCATCTACCTTTGGCTTTGGAATCCTCACGCAACTTTACATCACCAAAAATCTGTTTGTATTCCGGTGAGTCAATGATGTTACGAACCTTGGCTCCGAACCTTGCTGCAAGTTCGGTATTGTGTGACACCTGCATAATTTTTAATTTAGGGAACTTACCAATAATCCAAGCAGGAAAGTAAACAGAAGCAAACTCTGATTTGGTATGCCTAGGAGGCATATTTATGATGAGCCTCCCTTTTCTTTGGTCTGCAATATCAGTAAATTCTTTAGCTATGATCTGGTGGTGTCCCCACTCACTCATAACTTTTGATTTTCTACAAATAAAATCGGGCCAAACTTCTTGCACAAAAGCTAAAAAATTATCCTGACAAAGCTTTACATGCTGTATCCAAAGCCTTTCGACTTCGAGCCTCATCTGTTCTGTGGTCATTAGATCGGTCTGCATACAAATTATTATAACGATAACTAGACTTTTTGCTAGTATGTGCATCTATGAAATAGGATTTATAGGCCAGTTTGCAAAATCGTACGGCTGTGCGTGGGAATGGCAATTTTTTTAAAAGAATGGATTTTGTATTTTGATATGAGCCTTGTAGATTATAGACAAAAAAAAGAGGCACAATCCTTGTGCCTCAAATCTAGCAAGTAATTTATCTATTACTCTAATTCAAGATTGCCTTGAAGTTTTTCTGCAAGAGGTTGCAAAAGAATTGCTATGTGAGTTTTTAAATCACTTGATTGAGCTGTGCCTTGATACTTAATTAGATTTTCTAAAAGTATCTTTTCTAATTGACTAGCATAAAGTTGATAGTCTATTTGCTCATTGACAAGTACACCCTCTACCCTTTCCCTCTCTTGAGGTGTTAGTTGACTTTCCACAAATTGCATTAAGTTAAAATTATTATTAGGCATTATTATTCCCCCTTTAAGTTTAATTCGTCATAAGATGTAACTGTTGTATTATCCTTAATAACTTCCTCTATATGATGCAAAGGAATTGAATAATTTACAGCTAATGAATTAATAACATTTTTATAATCTACTACTTTTCTTTTTTTAGGTGTAAGAAAAAAATAGGTATAAGCATTGTTAGTTTTTACAGCAACAGTTTTTCTGATTAGTTTATTAAGAATAGATAAAACATTTTTTCTACTTTTGTTATATAAATCCTTATCACTATCAAATTGCTGTTTAAAGGTTGCAAAAGATTTCAATAATACCCTTTCGTCTTTTGTAAGTTTTTTATCTGTTGATAAGATAAAGTTGTCATTTAGTTTTTGTAAGTTCATATTTTTACCTCTCTTGATTAATTAATATTGTCTTACCCTTTTAATTATAAGGAATTTTTATCCCATATCAACCTATATATGCATATATATAGAAAATAATTTTGCTTGACTTTTTTTCACGAAAACTATGCTGGGGTTTTTTTTATATGCCCACACCCACTCGTGCCTCGTCCAAACGGGACGGCGTGGTAAAGACTCCTGGGCTTTTTTCATATAACGACACGGATCGAAATCTTTCTGCAAACGGCGGGACTGACCAGGTTCTCGCCCCCCAGCCAGAAAAGTATTGACTAAAGAACCGAATGAGCTTCTTGCAAACGGCGGGACTGCCGATGAAACCCCAGCAGAAAAGTATTTACCAAGAGAACACAATAAGCTTCTTGCAAACGGCGGGACTGACCAGGACCCCAGTGCCCAGCAGAATAAACTATATAGCTTACAGACCACGAACGGCGGAACGGCGGGACAACAGACAAAAAAAACCCCGAGCACGCGTTAGTATACTCGGGGAAAGTAGGTCGCTAATGAATTAAAAAACTAAAACTAAAAAAATTCATTGACCTCGAGGACGGCGAGGGTTTCTCGCCTATATGCCTATCAGCATATTTCAAAACCTCCAGAGTGTCTACAAAAATTTGCAAATCTTTGCACATTGTCAACATCAAAAGGGTAACTATCTTCCCAGCTTCTTTGTTTATAAAGCTTGTCCCATTTCTTTTTCTGCACTTCTGGATAGTTAGCAGGTGCAAGGTTGTCCTTACCTGTTAGCTTTATAACTTCTTGCTTTAATGCTTCCATTTTCTTTTCTACCTTAGCATTATGCTCTTGAGCTACTTTCATAGCTTCCTTGACTTCCTTTTCTTTTTTAGCAGTATGCCCTTTATGAATAAGTAAATCTAAAGAGTTAGCAATTCTGATTGCTGTATCTTCGTCAACTTGATGACCTGAATTCATATGCCATTCGTCATAATCTTTTTCAGCAATCTCGCCCGTAAACTCATACACATAATGAGCTAACTGTCGCCACCACCAAACATTGTTGCGAAAATACTCGCCAACATTTTCTTCTTGATATTTTTCCTTTGCTTCAAAATATGCTTTCTGCTCTTCTTTTGAAGGTTTACTTTCCCAATCAATCGTTGGCTCAACACTACCTTCTTTTATTGTCGGATTTAATCCGTATACATCAAAACCCATTTTTCTATCCTCACTTTTTTAATTAATAGTATCTCCCATATTAGCAAATATTCAAGATATTGCAATTTTTTTTAGCTCCTTATTTGCGATATTTCAATCTGCCCTATACTAGAGTACCCCCAAAATTGATTAAAAGGATGAGTTGTGTACCATCTGCGAACTGAAATTACCAGGGGACTGGTAACCAGCCTGGGTTTTTATATAAGAGCAAAGCTGTCGCGGGACGGCGCGGCGCGGCGGGGCCAGCAACTTAGAACCAAAGACTTGCCAAGTAGATGGCAAGCAGCAACGAGACTCCAGGCATTAAGAAGATGAAGAGCAGCATGGCCAGCAGGGCCCCAGACAACAAACCCAAGTCTACTCGCCTCCATCTGAGTCACCGGCGGCGGGATCCTGGGCTTCATATTGTTCCTGCTCTTCCAGCTGCTGAGCCCACTCGGCGTGGGGATCAGGATCCAGAGATGGTATATCTATAGCCACATGATCTTCATGGACTTCGGCACGAGCGGCGGGATTCAATTGTAATAACATATCTACTAACATAGCTTCTCCTAATTTGTAATTTTATTGGCATAAGTAACGTCTTGTTCATTCGTGTGAAACGAAACTCTTTCATCCAACGAAAACTCTGCGTGTGCAGGTACATTTTGTACTGTGCCCACACCTTTGTTTCTGTCCCCATCGGTGATCAACACCCACATCTTTTCTGTTACACCGTCAGGGGCTTTTGGAAAAACGCAGTATATGTATTCACTTGGCACATCAGGGTTGTTCTTGACTTCGTGATACAAGTCTTTTCCGTGTTCGCTACAGCTATAAACCACATTGCCTTTTTCTTTCTCATTCATCTTTTTTCACCTCTGCTTTTTCCATTAATTTTTTTTCCAGGTCGTTGTAAAAGTTTTCCCATATATTTCTAGGTACACTTGAAAGACGCATATCCTTTTTTTTCTTTGCAATATATCTTTTTATTTTCTTTTTTTCTTTCTCGTCCATTTTGTCCTCTCTTATTGTTTTAATGTACTCCCACCTTATCCCATATTAAATAGTATTGCAACCTTTTTCTTCAGATGAAACGCTCACCCGAACTTCCTGGCTGGGCTTAGCTTTATATATACCCTGCTTTCTGATCCATTGTTGAACGGGACGGCGGGGCAAAAGCTTCGCATCACCGAGCCCAGGAACTAGCTGGTTACGCCAGCTGGTTCCTGATGGTATAGAGAAACAGCGCGCGACGGCGCGGCGCGGGACGGCGGGACTAGAACTTCTCAGGAGAAAGGATCCTGGCTGGGATGGCCAGCAGGATCTTTATATGACTTAGGTCCCAGCGGGACGGGGCGCGGCGGGACGGGACTTCAGGAGTGATGATGCACGTGGCGTGGATCAGCAGCCTGGGAAGCCAGCAGGATCATATGATATAAAGTTTCGGGGTCAGCGCGGGACGGCGCGGCGCGGGACAAGGATTCTATGACGCTCGGTGCACGGACCTCTAGAAGTTCTAGCCTTGACTCCGAGGTACCTACATTGAGAATACGAACAGTTCCACCTGCTTGTTGATAATTTAAATGCCAGTTAATCTGAAACTTTGACAACCCACAATTCTTAACATCTGTGGCTTTGAGTTCTAACCAAAAAGACCTGCCTTCAATACACCCAAAAACATCAGGTATTCCGTTGATTGTAGAGGATTCTATACGAGTTAAATGCCAGTCTTTACGCCCTTTCTGAAGCTGGTTAATCTTCTTCCATAATTTTGACTCTTTGGTGGACATTTAATTAATTTGATATACGATATTATTATGGATCAAAAAATAGACAAATATGGTAATTTAACTATATCACTCTTTGACATAAATGACAAAAGTGATGAGGACAAATTTTTTTATTTTTATATGGGTCTTGACCGACCTAATAAAAAAATAATTGAAAATGCTTTTTACCAAGCTTATTCAAAAAAATTACTTAACAAAAAAGACCCAGACATCATTCATCACGAAGAAAATGGTGTAACTCACATTGAAGTACACCCTTCAAATATTTTAGCAAATATAGAAATTATTAAGAGGATTTTAGCGACCGATGTGTTTGAAGATGAAAACGAGTAAACACCCACTGTATATTGTGGTATGGAAAGACCATACCGGAGATGCAGGTTGGAAGAGTGAAGAAGAAGTCAAAAAAGAAAAATACATACTGGCTTACAGTATTGGTTACCTAGTACATCAAGACAAAGAATGTGTAAAATTATGTAATACTTACACCTCTGATGACGCTCATGGTGGCTTAGATCTAATTCTTAAATGCTGTATTGTTGAAATGTATGAAATTGAAATACTAGACTAATCATTTTCACCCTGAACAATTATAGTGTTGGCACCAATCTTTTGTTCTAATTCTTGAAGTCTTTGTTCAAGCTGGTCTCTACTCATTCCCTCTAAAGTATTGTGTGTTATTTCTTTTTTATCTACATATTGACCTGCCAGCTGTCCTGATCTAAATTCAGCGTTAATAGCAGCAGTGTATTGACCTTTTCTTTCACTACCATCTCTAAGTCTTTCCAATATCTTATAGCGTCTTAACTTATCTTTTTCGTATTTTGCTTGTTCCTCACTTAATCGCATCTCAAGATAGCGACATACATGTGGGTTTATTTCAGGATTTGTTAGTCTACTACCCAAAACCATAGCTGAATTTTCTGTTTTATAACTATATCCAGCTTTAATTACAGCATCTTTTTTAGATATTACACCCCAGTCTTCAACTAAAGCATCTACAAATGCTTTCTGTTTATCGGTTAAATCAGCTGTTGTTTTTAATGTATTTGCTTTACTTGGCACCTATGCACTCCCTTAGAAACATTTTTTTAAAAAAATAATCGCATAGTCGCCTCCTCTGTATTCCATAGTTTTTAAGGAATATTCCTAGTAAGCTATTGTCTATAATCCTATTCATACAGTGTTTTCCATACTTTCCTTAATTCCTGGTACTATACAAACATATTTTTTAAAAAGTGTTTGTATAGAGGTGCTTATGAGTAAATTTCACTTTTTTGGAACCTCATTAGCTCAACTAAACGATTATCAGTAATATTATACACAATCGCTTGTGTAATTAATTCTTTTATGTACCCATCTTGGTCCGAAAAGTACTCAGTTCCTGATTGTCGGTACCTAGAATACAAATCATGAAGCTTATTTTCATTGACTTTATTTGTTTCTGGCCGTACGCCGATGAGCCGTAGTCCTTTGGTTGACAGCACCAAATCATTAATGCGACTTAGCCAGTTGGTACTGTGACCGATCTTAATAAAACCCTCTAGGTTCTCAATGAAATAAATGTGACTGGCAGTCCTTGTAATCTCAAACAAATCATCATAATCCATACCTGCATTGGCTTTAATTTTCAGTTCTGCCGCTTTGAGCCGTGCTTCACTGATTGACATGAGCGGATAGAAACCAAATACCTTTGACTTATGTACATTTTTAGCTCGGTAATCAAACGCAAAAGAATGAGTGCCTTTTTTACTTGCATTACAAAGTAAATTAGGTTCTTTTGTGTCACGCACATAGACGCTTCGTTTCAGGCCAAACTTAGGTTTCCAATTTTTGAGAAACTCATCCGTCAACTCTACATAGTGACTTTTGTCTGTTCTCCTCGCCATATCCCATAAAAATACCTGAATATGCTTTAAAATCAAGTTAAAACGGACAAAAACACAGTGCTCACGTACTCAGTAGAGGTCAAAAACACATTTTCACGCATTTGTTTGACTCTTTTTCTCAAAAACCGTTGTTTTTCTTTATCAGGTAAGTTTTTCATGCGATTGTACATGCGATCATATCGCAACCACATGAGCTGCCGTTTCGTAAACCGAATGTTCTTCTCTCTTAATGCTCTGGTATAAGCTTCTTTAACCAATATTGGATCTAATTCAGCACACATACAAACGTTTTTAAAATCATCACACATGGAAATAATCCAATTATGTGCTGCTAACTTTTTTAATGAATTTTTACGGTCGGAGTGAGTGACAAACGCATCTTCAAATGCATTTAAAATAACACAACGCCAAAGTTTCGCTTCAGGTTTTAAATCGTCCTGCTCAACTATGTTTCGCGCCAAGTTAATTCCAATGGCTCTAAGTAAATCTGTAGATGCTTTCATTAGTGCCCATGTGCTCTTATTAAATAGCCGATGATCTTCTCATAAACCACCAAAACACTTTTATCACAGTTTATTTGCTTTTGAAAGTTATAATCCGCAATGACACCAGCGATGAATTCATGTTTATCATCGCTAGACATCTCTGCCACATCAGCTAAAGAGAAACGAGCAAAATCCATATCCAAGATTTCTTCCCAAGTTAAGCTCACTTTTTCTAATTTTATAGCCATACTTTAATTGTATGGCTAAATTTACTCTGGGTCTATATTACTTTTACCGCCGTCAATAATACTCAACCTAGTTTTACCGTTAGGTTTCAAAGTAACACCTTTCTTAACTTCGTCCACAAAGTTTAAATGATCGCAATTGCCTTTACTCTGTATGATTTTTGCTTCGTACTTTAACTTTTGTAAATCAACGATCTCGTCATCACTATTTTCCATATAGCCAAACTTATGTCCCATAAGTAACTGAGCCACAGTGTTGACATGAAACTGATATTCTTTTTCATCAGTAATCTTTGAAATACAAAGTAAAAGCTCTCGCAAGTCGTTACCTAATTTTTCATTCATTAGGCTGCCCTGCTTTTCTTAATTTTTTCAATCTTAAGCTTATTCAAGTCCAGATTATGCTTTCTTTCATATTCTTCTATGAAAATAGCCAATTGTTCACTGGGAGAACGCCTCTCCAATTTACATATCTTTTTGAAGTTGTCAGATGTTTCTTTACGAACAGCGACACTTTTCCATTTACTTACATCCATAAAATATCCTCTAAGTTAATTTAAAGTAACAGTGTGGTTCGTCTTTCGTTGATCTATTTTTTTGTTAGTAAAAAAAATTATAAAAAACTATTGCTGAAACAAATATAAACATTTTTGGAAAAAGAAAAAAAGCCAACACAGCAAGTAGTGCAATAAAAAATACTAGGCTAATAAATCCAAACATTAATCATTCCCTCTCTCTAACATTACATCACTGGTCACATGCACCGAGATCCAATACTTGCCGCTTGAGTTATACACATCATCTTCATTCGCAGGTCGCTCAACCACTGCCACATTTTCCGGACATTGATCTAACCATTGATTGAATAATATAGCTCTACATTCTTTCTCATTTTCATTCATCGTTCATATCCTCTATAAAAGAAACAAGGCCTCGTTTCTCGCATTTACAGCTTAGGTAAGTCGCGTGTCTGTTTACTCACATTTTCACTTACTACCTTGAATTGTTAGCGGTTTAAGGTCTTCGCTTCAGACCATCTCACCTAGTGAAATTCAAACTCACGCTCGGTAATTGAGGATATTATCTGATATTATATGGGATAAGTCAACTAATTTATAAGGCTTCACCAAAATTATTACCAAGAGCAACATCTACAACACTGGGAACCTTTAATTTTATGCAGTGTTCCATGGCATTTTTGATAATTTCTACATCTTTTTCATCTTTAATACTAAAACAAAGCTCATCATGGATTTGCAACATAGGTAAATAGCCCAATTTATAACAATCCACCACGGCTTGTTTCGTCTGGTCAGCAGCACTGCCTTGGATTAAACGGTTGAGTGCCTTATAAGTGAAAGCACGCTTAATATTATCAGCACCATACTTGGCTGAGGCATTGTCAAATCGCTCTGCTGTGTGTATTCCAAAATCTTTTGGCTCCCATAGGTCAAAACGACATTTACGGCCTAATTTCGTGCGAATAACGCCCTCTGAGGACGCTTTTTGCATACATTTATCAGATAATGCCTTCACAAAAGGTGCTTTGGTGTTGTATTTGTTGATCAAACCATGAGCTTCATCCGCATCAACCCCTAACATTGTGGCTAATTTGTTCTTACCCATGCCGTACATAAGTCCCAGTCCAATAGTTTTTGCTTGCTTACGCTCTATACCAATCAAATCGGCGACCGTTTGATGAAAGTCAGCATCTGCGTTGGTGTACGCTTCAACCAGTTCCTGTGAGCCCTCGTACCCTTCACCGATAGATGCAGCATAATGCACCACAAGTCGTGGTTCTTGTTGCGAGTAGTCAAAGCTACCCCACTGCTCTCCTTCTTCCGGTAAAAACAAACCCCTAATGAGTGGACCGAACTCTTTAGATCTTGCCGGTAACTGTTGTAGGTTCGGATGTGACATAGACAAACGACCACTTATGGTGCCACCTCGGTCGTTCTTGATCTGCCTGATCTCTGCGTGAATACGACCTTTATGTTCAAACTTCATGATAGAGCTCAAGAAGGTATTATGAAATTTATTTATCTCTCTTGCCTGGACAATGTACTTGCTGATCTCCTCTTTACTATTCATCAACCAGTTTTGCGTAAAGCTGGGTTCGTCAGTCTTGGTGCGTGGATATTCAATCCCTAATCTGTCAAACGCATGACCGATTTGTCGTGCTGCCCAGATATCAATATCTTGTCCCACTAGTTTTTTTATCTTATTCAATAATGCTTTTTCTTGTTTAACAAAGTATACCTGCAAATGTTCACACTTCTCGGTATCTACCCGAATACCTTTGGCACGCATCTCTATGGTAATTGGCAACAGTGTTTTTTCTAACTCCCAAATGGTGGTCAAACTTTGTTGATGTAATTCAACTTTAAATCTTTGCCACAGTTGATACGTGAGCCGTGCATCTTGTTCAGCATAGAAACCAACATGTTCTGCCGGTAACTTCCACATCTCACCTTTGGGGTCTACCCCGTGCTGTTGCGCAGCTTCAACCAACTCTGTTTCAGCTTTGAGTTCACCTAAATATTCTTTGGATAAAGCATTTAAACTTTGACTAAATCTGTTTTCGTCTAATAAAGCACCCACCACCATGGTATCTACGATCTCACCTTGCACTTCAATACCCATCGCTTTGAGCCAGCCAACATCATACTGTGCATTGTGAAAAATTTTAGTGCAGGGTAATGCACAAATATCTTTCATGTATTTGATCACTTGCTCTTTAATTAAATTACCGCCCCCAAAATGTGCAAATGGATAGTAACCTTGCCACCCTTCTACCGCAACTGCAAAACCTATGACCTCACCGTGGTTCGTGGCCCAGCCTGCGCCAAGACCTGCATTTAATCCTTCGTCACGTGTTTCTAAATCTATGGCGATCTCGTCGTAACCACTTAAATCTTTATATTCACTGGGAGCTGACCAAATATTCTTTTTAAAATTAAATGTCATTTGCAGGTTAGCCATTCTTTTTCTCCTGTATGTAAACGAAATAATCTTCTCCAATAGGATAGTTATATCTGTAATCTGTTGATAGGATGTGCAAAGTGTCCTTTGCTCGTGTCACCCCTGTATAAAAAACTCTTCTCTCGTCTGATCGCTCATCTATATTTTTGTGTGCATACGATGACGGATAGTTACCCTTAGAGCATAACAATACATTGTTTGCCTCTCCTCCTTTCACTGAATGTATAGTGTCAATAATAATGTCAGGTTCAGCATCTAATGATGACTGACCATAACGCTGTAAAATTCTTTTAAAATATAAAACCTGTGGTTCTTTAAAATTTCTTTTTAAAATATCAAACCAAGGTAAGAACTGATCCATGGGTTTTAAATCAAGACCACAGTAATCCACCAAGTCTTCAAACGATAGTTCTGTAAAGTTATCTGTCTTTAACCAAAATTTTTGCGTACGAAAGTCAGGATGTTTTAATTCTCTAATGTACCGATACATGTGTTCAGCTTCTTTGTTGGTAATTGTTTTTTTGTTGCTAAGTTTGGTCCAAGTTTTTATCGCATCCCATTGTCTACGATCAAAGGATTTATTGCCTTTGTTATCTGAAAAATATAACCCTGAATTTTTTGCAAAACCTCTAAGTTCATTTACCACTGTGTTAACTCTTCCAAGTATGTACCAAGTGCCAGGTATTTCTCCAATCGGTATCTCATTAAAATTTAAGTAACGTTTGACAATACCTTCTTTATGTTCATGTTCATATTCTTTTTCTACGCTATCTAGTATACCACTTCTTATAACTTGTGAAAAATCATGTATTTCTTTGCCAAACCTTCTAGTTTTTCTTAAAATAACTTTGCGACCAGGAAAATAAGTTGTAAAGTATTTTGGATCTGCTCCGTTCCAACGATAGATGCCTTGATCATCATCACCCGCTAAATAAATACGTTCCACATTGTCTACCATTTTATAAATGACTGACCATTGTAGTGGTGTAAAGTCTTGTGCTTCGTCTAATATTAAAAGTTTTAATGGTGGAAAGTTGACTTCATCAATCGCTCTCATAATCATGTCAGTAAAATCAATAAACGAATCTTTTTTGTAATGTTCATAAGTCGCAATCTTTCTAAAGTAAACATCTAACGAATCTTTTTGATAAGACTCTAGTTTCCAAACTAATTCTGGGTCAAGCATCATGTTACGTGCTTTGTCGTACACACCAAGCGACCAGTCTTTATACATGTAATTGTCGTCTGCTAATCTTTCATCAGAACTTTTTAATATGTTTGCGTTTAATGCGTAATCCAACATACAGTTTTTAGGATCAAATACTTCTTCATCAAAGTATTGCCTACAGTATTTATGTAATGTTTTAAAACGAGTAAAGTCTTCTACCTTAAACTGCGGAAAAGCTTTTATGGCTCTTTCAATTGCTGTGTTTACTGCTTTATTAGTAAACGATATAAATGCAATCTCGTTAGGGTGCACTCCCTTGTTAAGGTAACCTTTTAAAACCCTTTCTATCAAAGTGTAAGTCTTACCTGTACCTGGTGGTCCAAATATTTTTATAGTCTTCCTATGTAGACTTTTGGTTTTCTGGTTTTCTAAATTTGTCATGATAAGCTTCGTCCATTTCGCTAATGGTGTCTTTTATTTTTGGTTTTGGTTTTCTATAACTTACAAACTCAGGCATCTGCACCGACCAAATATTTCTTTTATCAGATTTTGGCACATCAGGATGACCAGTCAAATAATCAGAATGTACACACCCTAACATTTTCAAAGCTTGTGATGCACTTTTGAATAGACCATTGTTCTTTTTTGCTAAAAACTTTTCTAAGGTTTCTTTTTTGAAATAGCACATGTTTGTTTTAGAATCTATCACAACATAGTTGTCTTTTAATTTATCAAACTTATCTTGTTCTATGTGCGCCTCAAAGAAATCTTTCAGTAATCCATACTTCTTCTCTTCAACGGTGTCTTTATATAAATGTCTTTTATCTTCTATTGCACTTTCTACTAATCTTTGCATCAGTAAGTCAAATGGGTTTGGACCTTTTCTAGATGGTTTCAGTTCCATCCAATATATTTGTTCGTATGCAAGTCTAACCTTAAATGACTTTTGATCTTTAATATCTTCAGGAGTTACCGTTATCTCTTTACCTTTAAACTTAAAGGTATACTCCATTGTTTTAATACCTTTGACAAAGGTCACATCTTCAAAATCATCAATGATCTCTGGTATTGCCGCACCTATACCAAGTCGTCTTTGCTGACATAACTCTTTATTGCAAATAGGTTGTAACTCAGGGTGTTTTGGAGGACATTGATAATCATAATTACCCTTATGTACAGACTTACAAAGATTTATAACTTCGTTCTGCCCTAATGGATTATGAAATATTTGATTGTTTCTTTGTATACCAATCTCTTGTATCTGTTGTATGCTCAATGCAGAATTCTTTTTACCTTCTAAGACCAAAATATTAAATAAATAATTATTTCTATTGTTACCTGCCCAACCTTCTTGAATGAGTTTTTGAGCACATGGCGGGTAATGTCGCCACTCTGATTCAAGATCATATTCTTGTACCTTTAAATTATAAAAATCCTCTGGTGCTATTTTCTTCTGTTCTGCAAGTTTTAAAAATCTTCCTACAAGTAACGCGTTATTGTTATCATCATACGCATGTTCCATGGTGGCTTCTTGATCATTATATGGCATGTTTAACATTTTGTTACATGGAAATACTTCCTGAGCTTGAAAATATTCATTGTTTATTTTTGATAGAACTTTAGATACTTTTTTTGTATCAGCCCAGTCTGTAAAGAATACAAAAATATGTAATCCACCTGATTTTGATTTAACAGCAATTAAAGGGAGATTAAATTTTTTTATAATATCTACATACTTTTTTGATGAGAATGATGTGTAACTGTGTGGGTCAACGTCAATACAACCCCACAGACATCTACCGTCCAGCTCAGGCTTAAGGCCTATACGGATCTTCCCGTCTAAGTGTTCTTGCCATAACTCTGGTGTCAGTGGTTCGTGTATCGTTTGATACTCTGTCCCTTTCTTACCCCTCTCGTCGTCCTTGCCGGTGAGCAAGGACTTGAGGTAACGGGTGTTGTCACCCGCAAAAAGTGTAAACAACTTTTCGTGCATGACTTAAAAAACTTCTGTTTCTTTAGCTTCAAGAGACTTTACAGAAGAACCCTCAGGGTTACTACTGGTCATGTCCATCTCTTTAAAAGTTTCATGAAGTTTTTTAGCCTTAGAGTAGAGCTCACATTCTTTTTCACTGGTAGTGTCAACAATGCGGTCAAAACTTACTCTGTAGTTATGATATATGTCTCCTGCTTTTGATTTTTCGGCTTGAGATCCAAAATCATAAATCTGACCAAAACTTGCTGGATTGTATGTGCCAGTCCCACTTGCTTTTGGTGCCCTTTGATTTTTAATCAAAGTATTCCAAGCATCGGAAACTTTCTTTTTAGATATGGCCATAGTAATTACAGCATGCCCAACTTCATTGTAACCATCATCCAATAAAAGACAGAAATGATTACCTGTGTTTTCTATAACACGATATGGGTCATCTTTTAAAATATCTTTTGTACCTTGTTTGGTAGTTAGGTGCATGATATTTTGAGTGTGAATAATTGGCGCAGGTAATTTTGACTCTGCAGGAGCCTCTCTGGTGCTCCACTCGTTGAATGTATTCAGGTACATAACACAAATAACCTTGATACCTTGATCGCCCTTGAAGAGTTGTCCAGTTGATTCAATATACAAATCACCAGGCTCTGCATTTGGAATATGTTTATCTGAACCTTTTTTTGTTTCATCACTGCTACTTTGTAATAGTTTCATGTATGGAACTTTAAGTTCGTCAGATTTAATATTTTCAGTGCCAAGTCCTGCATCTTCTTCAAGATTTACAACATTGGTGCTTACTTTTGTTTCGTTTTTCTTTGCTACTTTCGTCATAGTTTAGTTCTCCGGTAAAATTAATTTTGTTTGCTTCGCTTGATAAACGCCCAACAACTTAGTGTCCACCATGCGACCATTACGAAATTCCTCTCGTACGTATGCGCTTAGTGTATTAGCATGAACGCCTTGTTTTTGCTTGCAGTTAAAGTTTCTTGCCTGTAGATCAGATACAAAGTTTTGAGCTTCTGCATCTTCACTTGTATCAAAATCCACTGACACCGTGTTTTTAATTAAATGACCAGCGCCGTTTTCACGAAGCCAATTTAATGCTTCTTCTTGGTCTGATACTTTAATTCTTGCTGAAATAAAATCACTAACTTTAACACGAGCACCTCCGTACTCTTCTGAACATTTAAAGTCTTCCATTCCAGCAGCCTGCATGGCCTCAGGTATTAGTACTTCAGAAAATTCCCTTTCAAGGCTCTTAAGTTCTTTGAGCTTTTTTTCAGTTCCTTCTATATCTTTCTGAGTTTCTAATAGCCTTTGGCAAAGTTGTCCGATCGCATTAGTTTTTGATGGGTCTACATCTATGCTAATGTTTACGGAGTCTTGTTCTAGGTCCATAAAACCCTCCTATGTAATTTATGAGATTCTAGGATAAATATTGTGCCTTGAATTGTCAACAAAAAAATAATATTATATCAATTAAATTATAGGAGAACTATTAAATGCAATCAACTTACAGTTTTAAGACTGAACCGTATCAATACCAGCTAGAAGCTTTTGAAGAGGGTAAAGATCGCTTACATTATGCTTATTTTATGGAAATGGGCACAGGAAAAACAAAAGTGACCATTGATAATTTAGGGCATCTGTACCACACAAATAAAATTAATTTTGCTTTGGTTGTTGCTCCAAACACAGTCTATCAGAACTGGAAGAGAGAATTAAGTGCTCATTGTTCTGTTGATATATCAGTGTTTACTTATAAAGTTGATAAAATAAAAAACTTTGCATTTGATGAGGATAAGTTAAATATTTTTTTAATGAATGTAGAAGCCTTCAGTCATAAATCAGGCAAGACTGTTGCTAACATGCTGTTAGGATCATATGGTCATAAGGGTTGTATGGTCATTGATGAATCAACTACGATTAAAAACAGGACAGCGATTAGAACAAAAAACATTGTTACTTTAGGCCGTAAGGCAAAGTATAGAAGAATCTTAACTGGTTCACCGATAACAAAGAGTCCTCTGGATTTATTTAGTCAAGCAACATTCTTACATGATGACCTTTTAGAATGTAAAAATAATTATTATGTTTTTCAAAACACTTATTGCATCTTACGAAGAGTTACTAATCCTTCTGGCAGAGATTTTAGTATGCCGGTGGGTTACAAAGATTTAGGTCGTCTTGAAAAAATTGTAAAATCTTTTTCTTATCGTGTAAGAAAAAAAGATTGTCTTGATTTACCTGATAAAGTTTATCAAAAAAGATTAATACCTTTATCCAAAAAACAAAGAGATATTTATGATCAGCTAAAAGAAAATGCTAGAGTCATTATTGAAGATAAAACTGTGCAATATAACACCAAACTTACAGAGATTATCAAACTGCTGCAAGTAACTGCAGGTTTTTTAAAGACTGAAGAAGGTGATATAGAAGAATTCGAAAGTGCCAAGATGAAAGAGCTACTTAATGTGATTGATGAAACAGAAGGTAAGGTTATTATCTGGGCTAACTGGGTGCACAGCTTAGAGATGATTATTAGAGAACTTAAAAAGAAATATGGTGATGATAGCGTGGTTGCTATTTACGGTGATATACCAGAACAGCAAAGAGAAGAAGCAGTTTTAGATTTTCAATCAAATAAGAAAGTAAGATTTTTTGTAAGTAACCCACAAACAGGAGGTTATGGTTTGACATTGACTGAGGCAAACACTGTAATTTATTTTAGTAACAATTATGATTTAGAACAACGACAGCAGTCTGAAGACAGAGCACACCGTATTGGTCAAAATAATAAAGTTTTATATATTGATCTTGTTGCAGAAAAAACAGTAGATGAATCTGTAATCAGAGCGTTAAATCAAAAAATTAAGCTTAGCGCTGAGACTTTGGGTGAGGAGGTCCTTGCATTTTTATGAGAATAGATAGAATTTGGGCTATGCCCTCACACAAAACATTTACGATTAAACCCATAAAAGAGTTGATTCAAGATGAGATAGGGGAAGATTATTTAGATCCTTTTCCTTATCCATATGAACAGGATGCAATAGATTACCTTAAAACAATACCTGATTTGTCAGAGGATTATTGTGTTTTTGATCCACCTTACTCACAACGACAGCTTAAAGAGATGTACCATTCTAATGGTATATCCTTAGAGCATCCAATGAACAATAGCTATTGGGCAAAATGTAGAAAAGAGATAGGTAGGATCATAAGACCAGGTGGCAAAGTAATATCTTTTGGTTGGAATAGCTCTGGTATAGGAAAAAAGTATAGCTTTGAAATTAGTCGTATATTATTAGTTGCGCATGGAAGTCAACATAATGACACCATATGCACAGTAGAAGTTAAACAGGGTTTATTTTAAAATAATCATCAACTTTTTTTAACCATAAGTCCTCATACTTTTTTAGCATGTTTTTATCCATAAAAAATTCTTGAAAATACAAATCTTTGGTGCAAATAAGAACAACACCTTGTTCGATACTTCCATACTGTTTTTTATGAGCTAGACTGTACGCTCCTATTTGATAAAAATAATCTTCTATCCATTCTTTTCTTTTTGGTTTATTACTTTGTTTAAAATCACCAATGGTGGGTCTATCTTTGTACCGACAAATTAAATCAGCTGAACCTGCCCAGCGATCTTCATAGGCTAAACTTACTTCAGTTCCATAAACTTCAGATAAGTCACCTAAGTTATTAACAATGGTATGCGCCATCATTCTAGGTAGGTGTCCGCTTTTTCTTAAATTTAAATAGCCAACCCCATTCATATACTGTTCAAGAACATAGTGCATTTCAGTTCCTCTCGTAGCCGCCTGGGTCGTGATGCGTTGAGCCTCTTGATGTCCGATCCTATTTCTCCACTTATCTAAAGCTTGTTTTTTCTCTTCAGATTGTGTGCCAGATAAAATGGTTGTTACACTTGGAACTTTATTACCGTCTACATTGTAGGTTCGTGGCCCGTCAGTGTCATTACGGGTGTAGTGCCTATAATCGTAAGGGCGTGTTTTTTTAAAACCAGTTATCGTAAAACTATTTTCATTTTTAATTATTTTCATTACGAATTTTATTATTATACTTGATAACAGAGTTTATTATATTTAAGTCTAAGCCATAATACAAAGCGGATAAATATAAAGCAGCGATATCTTTAGGTAGACACTCGCCACCAAAACCACGCTCATCAGATACATAGCTATGACTCGGCCCAATACGAGGATCTGCGGTTACATGTTTTCTAATGTTATCAAAATTTAAACCAGATACATGGCAGTAATCATATAGTTGATTGAAAAAAGCAACCTTAGTTGCAAGAAAAGCATTTCTAAAATATTTAATCGTAATTAAATCTTTGGGGTCAGTTTCTATAATATGTGGGCAATTTAGAAAAACTTCTTTGAATATTTTAGTCCAAAATTTTACTTCTTTACCACCAAGCATTATAACTGTTTGCTCTCTTAAATCTTCTAAAGCATTATCCGATCTTAAAAATTCAGGTGAAAAAGCAATCTTTCTATCAAATCTATCGTTAATGTAAGACCAGCCCTGTAAAGATATAGTGCTTTTAATCAAGATAGGTACATCTGGACAGTCTTTAAGAACTTCTGTGACATGTATCATGTTACAAGCGCCGGCTAGTCCTTTTGGTGTAGGCACACAAACAATCACTGCATCAATGGTGTCGTCAAATTTTCTGTCATAATGCTTAGGGTCTATAATGACAACTTCATGAAAATTTTGAAATAAAGCAGCATGTGCTCTACCGACAACTCCGTAACCTGCTATGGCTATCCTCATAGTCCACACATTCCTTCACATTCTTGATCCATGTTCTCGTCTTCAAATAAATCTAAATTAGGTTGCCCTCTTTCTGCACCTGTCCTTAAATCTACATCTTGCATGGGTACACAAGACTTATGTAAAAAAACTTGATCATCGTTTTTCGTGCCAACTCTTATGGCATTGTCAAAATCAATAACACTCTGCCATTCATCAGGATAGTTATCCCTTAAATTCTGCCACTCTTTGTTAGTTTTATAAGGACAAAAAGTGCATGCGCTTCTTGGCGGTGTTTTGCTATAATTTTTTTCAAACCAATCAATACAGCTTTGACGACTCATATTTTTTTCAACTAATGGATATTTATTTTCAATCCATTTGATTTGATTTTCTTTCATTCTACCTTGTTCGTCAGTGGATATGCCCATCCACAATTCAACATGAGTTCCTTTTTTTCTTTTTTCACCTTTTGCAAGTCCTAACATTTTTCTAATTTGTTGGTGCACAGGTTGTATTTTATAGTTTGAAGTGCATTGTCTTTTTAACAAACCTTTTTTACCTGTGGTTCCTGATACGGTGAAAACAGGTATGGTAAGAAAGTTCCAACGGCCTCTGCCATGTGCTGAGTCTATGGTATCTTGTCTTAGATCACCGTAACTAACGATGTGTATTGGGTAGGATACTTGTGTTTGCAGCCATTCAAACCACTCATAAACTTCTTGTGGCTCTGCTTTAGTATCTGCAAAGATAGCAGCGTCTACCATAGGTAGCTCACCTTTTTCTATCATTAAAGCTAAGGCACTACTTTGTACACCAGCGCCCAGTGATAATATTTTCATTATTGATTTAACGGATTTCCTTTATTTATTATATCGTATAATTTTTGAAATTCTTTTTCTGCCCACATAGACACATTGTGCTCTACGTTTTCAATATCCGTTTTTAGGCTTTCATCCTTGATCTTTAAATTTTTGTTCTCTGCTTCAAGTGTAGCTATTCTTTCTTGAAGTGCAGAGGTATCAGTTTCTTTAACATTACTAACGGCTTCCTCGGTAACTTGAAGCCTCGTATTGATATCGCTGACCCACCACACTATCCCCCCAGCCGCTGGTATCACCGATAATACTATCGATAGAAGCACCGCTGGTGATAAAGTCAATGTCTTGTTCATAAATAGGCTCCTGTATTAAAGAAATTGTTTCTACTATTTTAATCGTTTCTTGTATCTTTTGTAAATAGATAGTTGGCAACATTATTTGCTCAATCCCTGAATTTTTCTTAACAGTCCCAGAATCTTTAGATTTAGATTGTTTAGGCTTCTGTTCAGCCTTAGTTTTAGGCTCATTTTTTGATTCTGCAACCTCTGTTTCTTGTTCAGACTCGGACTTTTCCTCTTTTTCATCGGATTCTTCTTTTTGCTCTTCCGTATCTTCGGATTCTGCAACTTCTGTTTCTTCGCTAGTGCTTTCATTTGACTCTGTTGTTTCTGCCTCAACTTCTCCTTCTGGCTCTCCGACATCGTCGATGCTTGCGATTTCTTCGATTTCGGTGATTTCTTCGACTTCGACAACTTCTTCAATTTCGAGGACGGTGTCTTCAATGACGATGGGCTCTTCGATTTCAATGGTTGGCTCGATGACGATTTCTTCGGTGGTAATTTCATTTGTTTCCTCCTGCATAGTTTGTTCCTGTATTTCAGGTATAGGTTCAATGACAGCCACAGTTTGCACTGATATCTCCATATTCATGTCTGTTGGTATATCTAAAATAACGTCTGTAATAAGTTCAGTGGATAGATCTAAACCTTCAATCAAAGTAATTTCTTCAACCTCTTCAACTATGTCAATAACCTCCACTATGTCCTCAACCTGTGGTAACGAAATTTGTGGCTCAGGTGTGGGTATGACAGTTTCACTAATAGTTAGATTTAAATTAATGTTGTCTACAATTGGCGCATACCAACCACTCCAATCACCGGTGTCAATACCTGTAATACTAAAATCAATACTGGTGTTATCCGTGGTCCATGAGTCGAGGGTCTGAGTGGAAAGACTATAGTCTTGCGTGCCATCGTTGTAATCTAGAGTTTGTTCTAGGATCAAGGTCTCTGTATTAGTGCCATCATAGAGTTCTATGACTGCTTGTACTTTGTCATAGTCTGTGCCTTGACTACACCAAGTGCTGCTATTGGCTTCATTGTTACAACCTAAAGCAGTAAACGACACATTGATATTGTTAATGTCGTAGCCTTCTTGTAAGTTCGTAATTGTCTGTGAAATGGTTTTACCCAAGTCAGATGACCAACGCACTGACTTACATAGACCAGAAGCATCAGTACCACCTGCATAGCAACTATTGTCATGTTTAATTTTAGTTGAGTCTTCTACTGTCCAATCGTTAAGTTGGTTAGAAAAGTTACCGTTACTTAACAGGTTGTCCGTATTTTCTGCCCACGCTGAACACATCAGCATCAGACCAAGACTTATTGATAGTGCCGTCTTCATTGAGTCTTCCTATTTTAATCCATTCTTTCGTTGCCTCTGGTCCTGTTTTACCTAGATAAGGACATGGAGAGCCTGCCATAGTCATGGCCTCGAATATGCGAGAATCTTGACATAACAGTGCAGCGGCACTCACTTTGAGCCCTAGTTGTGCCATGGCCCTACTGAGCTTGATGCGCTCGCAATTTAAATCACGCACATGACCACCACCTGATAATCCAATAAACGAAGTTTGCACTCCTGCCGATCTGGTCACAATACAAACATCTGCACCAGAGCCAATACTTAAACTAGGACTTACTGCAGTAGAGGGTGGTTGATTTTTGTAGTTGACCGTGCTGTCTGCCGAATGAGCTACATTGCTTAAGAAAAACAAAAAAAGAATAAGTGCTATCCAATAAAATCGTTCAATAAATTTTTTGATCATTTCATCTTCTCAAGTATGGTGTCTAATTTATCAGAGTTTTTATTAACCTGCTCTTTAATATATTTTACCTCGACTTCCATTACTTGAACTTTTTCTACTTTTTTTCTTAAAACTTCAGTTTCTGCTTGTAGGTCATTAATTGTTGCTGTGGACACTCCCCAGGCAACACCTACTAATATTAAGGGACTAACAAAATATATTAAATTTTTAGGTTCTATATTCATCATACATTCCTACGAAGTTGATTTCTCTTAGCAATAAGTTCACCAAGAGGGTCGTTTGGAAAAACATTTTCATACTGTATTTGAGGCATTTCAGCTTGCGCCGTTTGTGTCGCTGCCGGTTCACCAATTTGCACAGGCGCACTTGGCTC